CAATTCCGGGGTAATCTCACCGGCAGAAAAATTAGGCTGTATCGTCGGGATCGTCATCTGGTAATATCATCTCCAACGACAAATGAGGCTGTTATGAATGAGATGCTGAGAGCGGCGATTAGGGGTCAAATCTCCAGCGGGAATGCGATTACCGAGAGGCAATTGCGGGCTGTCACGTACCTCGAATTGATGCCGGGGCTGTTTCATCGCCTGATCGAAGCCGAGCAGAGTGAGCAGGCCGATATACTCCAAGAGATGCGCAAGCTTTCGGCTGGATTGGTCGAATGAACGAGATGGTGGAGCGAGTGGCTGAGGCAATCTACAAAACCGATCCTGTTGGCGTGCGCCCTTGGCAGGATGCGCCAATTTCTAACCGAGATGATTGTCTTGCATGCGCCCGCGCCGCCATCGCTGCAATGCGCGAGCCGACAGAGGCGATGGTGGAAGCTGGCGAAGCCGAAATGTACGAGCACCACGAAAAGCCGGAAGATTGGACGCTCGAAAACACTAAGACTGCGTGGATGATGATGATCGACGCCGCACTGGCGGATCAGAAGGCAGAGACGGAATGAGGCGGCTGATCTGCTGGATTTTCGGCGGCCATGACTGGAAGGTAAAACCGGTTATCTGTCCGTGGATGCCAATTTGGCTAGATGAGTGCCGTGCATGCGGTGCGACGCGTACTTCTCAAACCCCGTGGTATTATCCGCAGGAATGGCTTTACGATCGCTAGAACACGTTTCCCGAACCCATGCTGAGCGTATCCCACCCGTAGCCGAGCACTCCCGGCCCGATGCCGAGACCGCCAGCGCCCCACCGTGAGCCGCCGTACCGCCGTGCCCGCGTCCACGGCGCAATATGGTCAGGCGTCTGCGGGAAACCGGCGTCGTTGGCGTTGCGGGTGCGCGCCTCCATCAGCTGCTCCTTGACGATGCCGATCTGATCGTTGCGCAGCTTGATCGCCTCCGCGTCCGACATCTTCGCCGCCTTGCATGCGACCAGCGCAAGCCGCTGGGCCATGAAGGCAACCATGGTTTCCTCGAACATCGGATCCCATTCCTCGATCGAGAGAACGAGCCGGGTGTAGACGAGGTGAGCGAACGGAACGTTAGTGAGGATGATGCGGCGCCCGATCGGGCCGACGCCTTCAGTACTCTCGAAATCGGGAAACCGATCCCAATCTACCGGGTCGACGATCGTCGGATACTGGTTGCTGGACGACACGAGAAACCGCGCCGGATGCTGGTTGATGAGCAACTGGTTGCTGTTCTGCTGCCCGGTATAGAGCGGCGGGTTGTTGCTCGGAACGGGCTCGAGCCGCCACGGCAGCCAGCGGGCGGCAACGCCGTCGCCCGGCCATGCGTAGGCATAGACCCATGGCGGTTCGACGATATTGGAGATCGGCACCCCCGGTCCCGGCGGCGGTGATTGCCCGGTCGGATAGCCCTGGGGAGCCTGCGAGTTGCCGCTGGCGTCGCCTAGCAGTTCCAGCTTGGCGACCGCTCGCGCGAAGTTCCAGTGAGCTGCGCGCAAAAGCTGGCGCAGCATCGGCCCATACGCACGCCGCGCCGTCTCGCTGATATCGGTGCCGTCTTCAAGGCTCCCGATCGCGAACGGCACCCCGAGAGCGTTCAAGGACCTGTTCACAATGTCAGCAGGCGTGTAAAAGGCCATCGTCAGCCCTTCGTGAGATCAGCCAGTGCGCCCGTCGCTGCGGCCATCTTGGCTTGGTCATCGCCGGGGCGTCCGGTCAGCACCAATGACAGCTTGCTCGCCAGTGCAGCGATGAACATCGCGACAAAAAGCTGATCGGTCCACAGCGACGGATTGGTGATCCGGCGCCGATAGACGGCGAGGGCGCTCCCCTGGTTGGTGAGAATGACTTTCTGCGGCGGCCCTGAGACCGTAGGAGGCGCGGCCGGGAATTGCGTATATGGCCCGGAAAGGACGGGCGTTGCATCGTTGTCGAGCCGCCACGATACGGCCTTCGGGTCAAGGTTCGGGAGAGCCAGCGGCGGCGCAATCACAGCGCGCAGTTCGAGGCAGTCTGCAGGATAGGCGTATTCATAGAGGAAACCGGCAGCCGGATAGATCGGCGACCACGGCTGCAACGGGCTGTAGCCTCCGGGTGGCGGCGGCCCTTTCAGCAACGTCAGCGGGAGTGCGCCGCCAGCCCGAGCAAATGGCCAGTCTTGCGCCGACAGCACCTCGTCGCGCGTCTGGCCGTAGACTTCGAGCGCTGCCCGCGCCGCTGCGGTGCCCTCATAGATATTACCGATGCGCCGGGGATAGCCGATCGCGTAGAGCGCTTGGTTGACGATCTGCTCGACTGTCGTCGCCATCAGCGGCTCCGCTGGTTTTCCATGCCCGTCGTCATCGGCAGCCGCGGCGGCGTCGTGTCATTGACTGACGCGGCGTTCTGTTCGGTGATGTCCGAGATCGCCCATGCCTGCTTGCTGACATCGATGTTTTGCGAGAGCGACAGAGCGATCTTGGCTCCCAGCCTCGCGATGAAGGTGTTGGTGAACTCAGGCAGCCATTGCGAGGGGTTGGTCACGCGCCCGACATAGATGGCGATCGGCGGCGACGGTGTTGCCGGCAGGCTGCACAGCAGCGCCAGCCCCGGTATGCGCGGATCGTTGAAGTCCTGGAATTGCACCGCCTGTGGGTCGAAAGGATCTGGCACTTGGGATTGCGAGGGCTGTACGTAGTGAATGCGCAAGGCGTCCGATGGGTAGATGTATTCGGCGATCCATGGCCACGGTGGCGCAGGGGATGCCGATGTCAGCGCAGCCTCGCGCATTGCGAAAGGCCAATCCTGCTCCTGCAGCACCTCGTCTCGCACTTGCCCGTAGAAATCAAGGCACGCGCGCGCTTCCGGAGAACCGTCGTAAATAGAACCAATACGTTTGCGGCTACCGGCCGCACGGAGCGCTTGGTTGCAAATGTCCTCGACACTCTGGGCCATTGTAGCTTATCCTGATTTTGCTGAGGCAGCGCGGAATGCAGACGCGCAACAGAAAGCGATGCGAGGGCTAGCGACCTCGGGAAGATAGCTTGTCCGGAGGGTTTCGGGAGTTAGCTCCTTTTCGCCGGCAGTGCCAGGGTGGCGCCAAAAGATCACCCGCGTCGGAGTAGCGACCGACCCTCAGCAAATTCACGCACTACCATCCGCTCTTTCATCAACCAACTCGGCTAGGGCAGCATAACGCTCGGCTTCTTCGAGTAACTCGCGTGCGAAATCCGGGCGGCCGGCGATAGCCATCGCGAGCGGACTGGCGATACGGCGCGCAAAGGCTTCGACAAACGCGGCGTCAAACATCGCCTCGGTGACGTTGCTCGTGGTGTAGCTGAGCCACGCATTCTGCTGGTTGGTCAGGATCACCTTTTCGGGCGTGCTGACGCCGCCGCCGTTCGGATCGTAGGCGATCTCGCTGGGGATGGGCCTCGGGTCGAAAGGATCGGCCAATGATCCCGTCCCGGTGGGAGGGGGCGCTACCTGCCGTGCCCGCAGGCAATCGGCCGGATAGGCATACTCATACTGGAAGGGGGGCAACGGCGACGATGCGGCAGCGGCGACCAGAGCATTCGTCGTGCGGGCGAAGTCCGGATCGAGTTGGCGGAGCAGCATTTGCAGCGTCGGGGTATAAATTTGCGTCGCGGCATTTGCCTCGACACTGCCATCGTTGAGGGCGGTGATGGTCGCTTGGCTATCGATCATCGCCAATGCTTCGTTGACGATCCCGGCTTGCGTTGGCATGGGCTAAATCCTGTCTTTGGTTGCGGCGGCGATTATTGCCGCGCTTTCTGGAGCGCCTCGATCTCGCTCTGTTGCCGCTGCACCACGGCGACCAGCAGCGCGATCATCGCATCCTGGCGCCATGCCCTCGGCTGCCCATCGGCGCCGCGGGCAATCAGCCTTTCATCGGCATAAGCCGTCGCAAAGGCACCAAGTCCGATATGGTCGCCGGGATCATCCTTCGCCCGCGGGGCGTCGGGACGCCACCGGTACACAATCGGCTCCAGACGCATGAGCGTCTCCGTAGGATCGGCGAGCGGGGTGCCGATCTGCTTCAAGCGCTCATCTGACGAAAGACAGCCGAGAGTAGTATCGATCGTGATCGTGCCGCCCGTCGAGGTCGATCCGCAGAGCGTTCCGGCCTGCGCGGCGCTGGTCGCGGTCATAGTCAATGCCGTGGTCGTGCTGGTAAAGCTGGCATTGGTGACCCCACTGGCCAAGAGTGCCACCGTCCCGGCCGAGGTCTCTGACAGCCCGGTGCTGTCACCGGCGGCGAACGTAATCGCGGGTACCGTCGAACTGCCGTTCGTCGCCGTGAGCGCGCCGCCGGCAACGGTCAGGCTGCCTTCGGCCGTCGTTACCGATGTGCTCGGCGTGTTAGTGCCGGTGATCCGCAGCGAGTTGTCGAAGTTGATGGTGTTGGTCGCGGTCGCCGAGAGCGTGCTGGCCTGCGATCCGCTCAGTATATCGATGACGCCGCTGCACGATGAGCATGTGTCCCGCCCGTTGCCGCCGCCGGCCAGGATGAGCACATTGCTCGCGCTCGTCAGGTTCTTGCCGGTGTTCGAGCCAAAGCACGAAGCATTGGTGAAGGTGGCGCCGCTCGCGCCTTGGCACGCGCTGTCGCCAACCGCTGTATTCCACGGGAATGTCGTGCCGTTCCAGTTCAAAAGCGCATTGGCCCCGACCGCAACCGTGCCGAACGCCATGTGACTGCCCGGCGTGGTCTCGACGCCGGTATAGTTCTTCATCGCGCCGGAACCCCAAAGCGTGACCCGCTCCATGCCGCAGGAGTTGCGCGCCGCATCGGTGCCGCCGAGCGTGTCGGTGTCGAACACGACGGCCGTAACGCTGCCGGCGCAGTTCGCACCGCTCTGCGCCACGCCAAGGCCGAGGAAGGTATTGAAATTCCCCTGCGACCAGTACTGGCCAGTAAAGCCCCCAGCTATGATCGTCGTCTCGGTACCGATTGACTTGAAGACGGTCGGTGAAATCAGGAGATTGCCGTTGTTGATCGAAGACGATCCGGCTATGGATAGGCTGCCCATGTTGACCGGCACATAGGTCAAATTGAATGTCGCATTGGTGCTTCCACCGGTCGATGACAGGATGCCGACTGCGGCCGGGTTGGCCGGTGCTTGTGCGCACACGCCCTTGTTCGAGATGACCCAGCCGTTAGCCTGGATGGCGCCGCCTGACACAATGCTGACGATGATGACCCCGTGCGTCGCGCAGCCGTCATTCAGCGTCAGTTGATCGCCAACGGCAAAGCCCGTATTCGTCCCGCCGACTGTCGTCGTCGAATTGTCAGCGATGCCGAGTTGTGGCGTCCAGCCGAAAAGCTTTGTCTGCCACGACGCCGTTGGTGTGCCGTTCGTTTCGAGGATGCTGTTCGCGGCCAGTGTCGGGAGAACCCCGCTCCCCGTGCAGGAAAATCCCGCATCGCTGATCGCCCCGAACGACGACCCGGCCTTGAGACAGTCGCCGGCAGTGATTGGCGGATTGAGGAATGGCGGCGACGGCGGCACTTGGGCATGCGCCGGTGCCGACAGCACAAGCAGCGCCGCCGCAGCCAGCAATGATCTGATGCTTGAGAACATGGCGTGCACCGCTCAATTGGTCAGATAGTGACAGGTGCCGGTGATCAGCGTCGTATTGGTAAAATTGGTGTCAGCGATGTTAAATTGGCCGGCTGACCCAGGAAGGTAAAGTGCGATAGAAGTTGTTCCTGTTGGAATGGAACCAAATGGCTGTCCCGTTAGTGAGGCCATATTGCTATAGTCATTGATGCTACAGACGCCGGGATATGTGCCTTGCGGCTCGATAGGAAGGCCGGCAATCGTCGCGACGCCGCTCGCGCTACCCTTTGACGTGAGCGTCAGATTGAAATCCGCCGTGATCTCCTTGCCGTTCTGCAGGATCGCGCCGCTCTGCAGCGAATAGGTGATCCCCGTCGACGCCGAGCTGAAATTAAGCGCTGGTGTCCAAGCCACAAGAAGCCGGCCCAGCACATGGTTGCCGTTGAACTCCATGTCATGACCGGCAGCTCCGGCGGTGACATCGATCCAACCTATCCCGACTGAATAGCCTTCCGCTTCGATGTGAACACGATCGCCAATCGCGCCCGCGCGCGCCGACGCCCCTGATCCGGTCTCGAATTTGATCGCGGTGTTGTAGGGACCCTCGAACGTGTTGACGGTCGGCATGGTTATGTCGTTGTTATAGCCGAACTCGTCAAAGGCGATGCCTTTGTTCCCGGAAACGTCTGCTGACAGGCTGACGTTATCGAGCCGAAAATCATTGGCGAATGGGCCAGGATTGACGACCGTTCCCCCATCGATAACGCCGTTCACGCAATTATGCAGATCAAACACACGCACATGCGTGCTGAACATAGCCGTGTTCAGCGTCGATGGGCCTATCCGAATGCCGGCATTTGACACCGCTCCGGCCCCTGGACCATTGCAGTTGATCTCACCAACCGTGATGTCGGCGCGCTGCACGCTGGCGGTCGACGGGTCGATAAAGAGGTCATCGCCCGCAGCGACGGATGGCGCGCCACCGGTGCCAAAGGCGATGCCGCCGATGTAGATCGGCACCGCAACGACGATCGGGAAACCTTCCACCGGTGCGTTGCTCGTCGGCTGAATGCAGACGGCGTGGCTCGATGATGTCGGGGCATTGTTGCCGTCGACGATGAGACCGCCCCAATAGAAATTCGATCCGTCATTCATCGTGTTGATGGTGAAGGCGCAACCCGTCACCCCGGCGATCGTCAGGTTCACGCCCTGCGCAATGATGGATTGCTGCGCCATCTGGCCGGTGTTGATAGCGACCGTCGAACTCATATAGGGGTAGGTGCTGCTGCCTCCCCCGCCGCCCAACAGATTCTCGCCCGGTCCGTAAATCCGCATCGAGAGGCCATATTGCGCGCGGATCGCCATCGCTTCCGCAAGGCCCGCGCTTACCGTTGACGCGCAATTGACTGACGGCACACCAGGCGGCGATACCCATGTCCAGCATGCACTCGGTGCGGCCGGCGACCAATTGGCGGGCGGAAACGCCAGCATCGTCCCTGCCGGAACACCAGCCGAGGGAAAGCCGCTATCCTTGATGAGCTTCCCCGTCGTGTCAGTGAATGACGGCAGATCGTCCGCAACGCTGAGCGACGGCCCGACCATGTTGCCGCCGCCCGCGACCAGCGGATAGCGCACCCCGTTCAGGTTCACATAGGCGCTGGGAGTCTGGTTGACGCCGCTGATCGACAGCAAAGCGTTGCCCGAGCCGTCAAATCCCATGCAGAAAGACGACCATGCCGTCTGGTTGGCATAGGCGCTGAACCCGCAAGTGCCGAGACCGGAATTGACCCACTGGTAACCCAGCGGCGACGTGCCGGGGTTTGTCAGGTTCGTCGGCGGCAACCCGTTCTGCGTCGGACCGCCGGCATCCATGATGTAGTTGCTCTGCGGCCCGAACATCGCGCCGTGGCCGTAGACCTGCGGCTGGTACGCCTGTACGGCACCTTGCGCATCGGCATCGGCACAACCGAAAACGGCCGCCGCTAGGAGAACGGCGGCCGCTGCCAGCAGCGATCGAAAACTGAATGAGCAGATCAAGAACCTTCCCTCCAGATAAGCATCGCCATCAGACCGCAGGCGGTGGCGCAGGAGCATCGGGAACTGGCATCGGCGCGGCATCGGTAGCGGGTATCACCTCTACCGCAGGCGCCATAGCGGCCATCTCAGCCTTCAGACGATCGATCTCGGCCCGCGCTTCGTCGCGCTCGCGGGTGAGGGCATCGATGACATCATGCAGTCGCGCCAATTCATCGGCGTGCTCAGCGATGGCTGTCAGCCCCGACAGTGCCGTCTCGTGTGACGCCAGCACACCGCGCAGCTTCGCGATCTCTTCGTCCCGCGGATCGCGCACGCTGCCCACCGCAGCCGCCGGAAGCGGCTGCGTCCCCTCCGGCGTCAACTGGTGGTGCGGCCCTACCTCGTCGTCGTAGAGCATCACCGTCGAGCCCGCACGGTGAAGAACGCCATCGTGGGTGCCCTTCATCAGCATGCGGTAAAGCCGCTTTATGCCGCGTTCCTGCGGTGGCTCGGGAGGAACCGGGAAAGTTCCTGCAGCCCACGGCGCAGCCGCCGGGTTGTCGCCAGGATTGATGCGCTCGATGTGGCTGGCGCGTCCGTAATCGGTTTCGTCGCGGTTCGGGTTCGGTACCATCGCGGTATCGCGCGCGTCGCTCATGATCGGTAATCCCTGTCTATGCCGGCGCCGGCAATCGGAGCCGTAAGAGGCAAACGCCTCAGCCCGGCATGTCCTCTTCATCCATTTCGTTCTCTACCGCGAGCTGGGTTATCTGCAGCTCGATGCGGCACTCCGGTCCCATCGCCGTCTCGTTGCTCGAAATCGAGCACACGCGGGCGAAGGCTCGCAGATCGATCACGTCGCCAACCGAGCAATCATCGTCGAGGCCAAGCTTTTCAAGCTCGCGGTGCGTCAGCGTGATCCGCAGACCCCATGGGTAATCGGGCACATTCTCAAGGGCTGGCGGGCACATCGTCTCGACTTTGTCCTCATCGTCGAGCTCCATGTCGATCATGCGACTCCATGCCATGTCCTTGCGCTCCTTTACGCCGCTGCCGCTGTAGGAACGGCCTCGGGCGCTGTGGCGCTGCCGGGCTGGGCCTGCTCGGCCGCCATCAGTTCGTTCTCGTGGTTGCCATGCATCTGGTCCATCTCGACACGGTGGCGATGATGCGCGGCGATCTTCTTGTGAGCCTTCGGCCCTTCTTCTTTGTCGATCGCATCATGCTCGGCCCGGTGACGGCCATGCATGGCTCGGCGTTCGTTGCGGTGGCGCATCAGCATTTCGGCATGGGACCGCTCCGTACCGGTCATCTTGCCGACACCCTCGCCGTCGCCGCCAGATGCCGCCCGCTTCGGCTGGGCGCTGGCCTCGCGCCGCTTCTTGCTGTCCTCATGGTCGTACATCGCTTCCCGGCGGCTCTTGCGTTCGGGCTTTTTCTCAGTCTCAGCCATGTGGTATCCTCGTTACGCTGTGGCGGCGCGAGACATCGCGCTAGGAAGCTCTGGATTATCAGAAAGCGATACGAGCGAGGGGTGCAGCTTAAGAAGCGGCCCCAAACTGGGCCAACGCCCGAGACGCCGCCGGAGTAGCGCCCGGCCCGCAGCAATTTCCTACGAGCGCTTTGACGAGGGATGATCGTAGAGGGTGCGCCGGCGCTTCTCCTTGCTCTGACCAAGGCTGGGTTCGCCGAGTTCTTTAGCGCGCCTGTTGATCCATCGGCGAGCGGCGGCCGGGTCTTTCGCCCTACCAACATCATGCTTGGCCCGCGCAAGATCGGCGGCATTTCGTATCGGGAATGAACCTCCGCGCATAGTCTGGCCTTTGTTTTCGGCCTCACGCCGCCCGGCCGTGCTGACGCTGCCCTTCGGTGTCCAGAATTTCGCCACGGGCCTACTCCGTTGCGCTACGTCGATCATGGTGGGAGACGGCATTCGCGCTCTTCCGCTTGAAACGTCGACACCAGTCTTCCGGACGGATAATGCCTGCGACGATCTCGCAGCCGCGCGGGCGCTGGAAATGCCCACATTGGGCGCAGTGGTGCGGCCCCTGAGCCGGGCGCTCGTAGCCTACGCTGTGCTTCGAGACTTTTTCAGCCACGCTTGCTGCTCGGGTGGTCGTAGAGAGCGCGACGGCGCCTCATCTTGTCTGCGTGCTTATTCGCCGTCGCGATGCTGATGCCCTCGGGAACGCCGGCCTTGACCATCGCAGTCGCTTGGCGTGCGGCAGCCTCGGCCGCCGCGCCCTTCAGCTTCTTGTTGTGGCGGGTGGCGAATTGCTTCGCCGTCCACGGCATTCGGCTATTCCTCGGCGCTGGCCGTGATCTTTCCGCCACCGGTGGAATTGCCGCTCATCAACACGCCGGCAAGACCCGCCGTATCGCCGCTCGCGACCGTTGCGGTAATGAATACCGTCTCGGGCGTGGAAACGCCGTTTGTGGTGGCTGCCGCAGCGCAGGCGGTGAGGGCCGTATCCGTACCCGCGACCTGGCGTTTCAGCGTGCCGAAGGTACAGGCAACGGTGGGTGCCGCACGCATCGAGACCTTGAGCGGGATGCTGCAAACCGCCACGGTCGTGCTTTGCGCTTCGCATATGCCCGGCAGTGCCGCAGTGGATGACGCGACCTCGTCCACCTCGTAGTAGTAGCGCTGCTGCAACGCGATTTCGACGGCCTGGGAACGGCGCGCGAAAGACCTTGCGGCCGGCTGCTGATAGCTGTTGAGCAGGGTCGCGGTGCCGCTGGCATTGCTTGCCACAAGCGGCGTCAAGGCGCTGTTGCGCGTCAACTGCAGCCCGCTGTAGGCGACGTAATCATTGGTCCCGGCGGTGCCGACAGGCGTCCAGCACAAAGCCACGCCGATCTCGGCTGCCGCAGCCGGTACCGGGGCGGCGATGGTGAAGCGGTTGAGCGAGGTGACCGGGACGGTAACGCCCCAATTGACTTGCCCCGTCCAGCCCCCGGAACCGCCGCCGCCGGTATTGATGCCGTAAGCCATGTTGACGGCACCCTCATCGGCAACGGTGCCAGTGATGATGTATGCCGTCACATTGTCGCCTGCGGCGCTGAAATTGCCGCCGGGCGCCGCGTGGAAATCGAATTCCGCGGTCTGGCTCTGGAACTGGTACGCGTTGGAGCTCTCGACAACCTGGCCGATGCAAAGCTGGGCCAAGCCGGTCTGCGCGGAAGTGCGCTGGTGCTTCACCGCGTATTTGTAGTCGGCCGGGATATCGGCCGCAGTCGTGTCGCGGCTGAGAGTGCTGGTCGCCTGCGTGCCGGTGCCGCCGTCCCACGCAAAAAAGCGGTCAGGCGCGCCGTAGGTCAGGGTGGTGGTGACATTGCTTCCGGTCGTGCCGCGCTGAAAGAGATTGGTCGTGAAATCGCCGCCGATCAGCGCGTTGTCCATGTTTCCGCTCGGCACCGTGCCGGCGAAATTGCCGAGGATCGCTGCGGTAATGCAATGGTCCTGCGGCGTCGCCTGACCATTCACGATATCATTGCAGATGATGTCGTTGGCGCCGATCGACGGAACGAGGATCGGCGTCGGCTGCTGGGCATGGGCGGCAGCCGCGGCGAGCGTCACCGCTGCGGCGAGGGCGCCAACGAACCCGAAGCGCGGAATTTTCATGGTGCCTGTCTCCGATGAGAGCGGTTTAGAACTCGAACGCGGTAAAGGTGGTGAGAGTCGGGGTGATCGACTGTGAACCGGTGGTGTTGAGGGCGATCACATCGAACCACAGCGCGGTGCTGAGCGTCGCCCCGGTCACGATGCCGGAACAGGTGATGACCGCTTTTTCCGTGGTCGCCCCGGCGAGATAGGCCACGGCGGCGCTGTCTGCGGTGCCGAGCCCGGTTGTCGCAGCATTCGCCGGTGCCGAGCCGGTGCCGTGATGGCATGAGAACGTGGCACCGTTGCTGGTGCTGGCGATGAGAACGGTGAAGGTGATCGAGTAATAGACGCGCCCGGTCGCTACCGGCGTCAGAACTGACGGGTTGCTATTCGCGCCAAGCCCGAATGCCTGTGCCGTCGATGTGCCGGGGCTGATCGCTGACGGGTTACCGGGGAGGGTGAGTGCCGATGCGGGCGTTGCAAATGCCGGGTCGCTTGCGGTGCCGATCAGCAATTGCCCTGCGGTGCCTGCGGTCGTGGCGACAACCGCGCTCGTTCCTTCGCCTACAAGGACACCGTGCGACGTGAGGGTTGTCGCACCAGTGCCGCCGCCGCCAACGACAGCGGTGCCGTAGGCCGGGTCCGAGGTCGCGCCCTTGGCGATGAGCGGAATGCCCGTCGTGGTCGGGCCGACAGCAGTAACCGCCGACGTGCCCTGCCCGAGCAATACACCATGCGCAGTAAGCGTGCTGTCACCGGTGCCGCCCTCCGGCACCGTCAACGGCGTTCCGGCAAGCCCGACACCGCCGGCCATGATCTGCCAATTGGTGCCGTCCGAATAAATCCGTGTGCCGCGGCCTTGGTCAATGGTCAGGGTGGCCGACCCGTTGATCGTCGATACGGTGGGCGTGATCGTGACCGCGCCGGCCCCGATATTCTCGACATCAAACCATTTGTTCGTCTCGAACCCGCTGGTGCCCGCTTGCGGCAACGTAACGGCGACCGGGCTGCTGTTGTTGAAAGTGACCAGCGCCCCCATGTCGCCGGTATAAAGCGGGCTGCCGGTTTGTGCGCCAGGACTGCCGACGATCGTGTAGCTCGTCCCGGTCTGTGCGTTGATGCCGTTCGAGGTGCCGTGCAAAAGACCAGACGTGAACTGCGCGCCGGTCGGATTTGCCTGATCGATGACGATCTCGCCATTGGTCAGCGTCGAATACAGCGTGAAGACGCCGGCTCGCGTCGCCGCTATGCCGATCATCACGATCAGCAGCGCTGCGGTGCCGACCAAGCGAAACTGTTTCATCTTGTCGTGCTCCTAAAGCGCGGTCGGAATGGAAATCGACATCGCCGCCGGGCCTGATGCCGAGAGGCGGTAATTGATCGGGCCGGCGGAAAGCGCCGTGCAATGCAGCCGGTAGGACATGCCGAACTCGACTTCACCAGCGGCAAACGACACGTCGGTGCCCGTCGCCCAAATCGCCTGCTGTCCCGCCCCGCCGATCCCGCAGACGATCCACGTCGTTCCGCCGTCAAACGAGCGCTCGAGCTGCACGGAACCGGTCCAGGCTCCGTTCGGGCCGCTGTTTCCCCAGATCGCAACGTTGAATGCGCCCATTGGGGAAAAGACCGCGCTGACCTGCGTCGCAGCACTGAACGCGCCAGTGACGACGGCGTTCGCGCGATCGCCGGCTGGCGGGGTCTGTGAAACGTTTGGGTTAGGGATGGCCATCTAATGAGACCGGGAAACGCCAAAGGCCATTCGTTGCAGAGGCGATGGGCGAGCGCCCTGTGGATGGATCGCCAACCTAGCGGTTGTGCCATCTAGGTCGACTTTTGCGCCTTGCAGGTCGAGACCCGGCTCTAACCCCATGAACTGGAATGGCAGCCCGCAATCGATGCAATTGACCGTCACATCCATGATGAACTGGCGTGTATCTTCGAGCCTGTTCACGGTCGCGGCGACTGAGAAATTCTTATGCTCACACATACTAGCTGACCTCGACCGGCTTGGTCAGCGTCCCGAGCACCTGAACCTTGGTGGTCGGTGCGCGATCGTGACGGCGAATCGCCGCAGTCGGCACCATATCGCCATCCTCGGTGAATTCCGGCGCGGTAGGCTCCTGGTCTCCAGCGCCCATATTGCGCGCGCCCCCCTTCAGCAGCACGCTCGCAGCCTTGCCGCGCACGACGGCACCCTGTGCCGTCAGTGCCTGCAACGGATCGGCTTCAGCCGGGCCATTAATCCCGGTCCACTCGCAAAAGATCTTGTAGACAGCTTTAGCTGGCTCGTTGATCGGTTCCATAAGAGGATTGGGAATGCCCGGCCAATCGATCTCAGTCGACTGCACGAGTTTCTGATTGTCGCGGTAGAGCGGATCGATCAGCACCTCGCCCAATGGCATCCCGAGATTGAGGTACACCTTGCCGATCAGCTTGTAGGCCGGGACGTATTCCTTGTTGCGACCGCGATCGCTCTGCGACCAGAGGTCAAGGATCAACTCCTGCAAGCGGCCGAGCGCCCGGCGGCGTTTCTCGACAATCTCCGGCGCCACGTAGATGCGACCAGTGCCCTGGCCCGTAAGCTCGGCAAGCTGCAGCGCGAGCGCGGAAACGAAATCGCCCGGTTTGTCGCTGCCGGGTGCTGCCGTCTGCGCCTGCGCCGCCGCCAGCCGAGCCATAAGCTCGGGGAGCAGGTTTTCGACTTGCACCTTGACCGCAGCATCGACGCGGGCATCGAACTCCGCATCGCTATAGCGCGGAGCCAGCCGCAAGCTTTCGCCGGCTTCGTGGGAGACATGCGTTTCCGCCGGCCGTTCCTCTGACATTGAACGCTCCGCTTGTGGTTTCCGTGGCTTGCCCTTGGGCCAGCCCATAGGGCTAAGCGACCGTAAAATTGTTCGGGATTTGGCGGTTCGTTTGATCGTCGCGCACCATCGTGAGGCCCGCAAACGACACGGTGCCAGCGCTGTTGTTCTCGCCGGCCGGAACGATCGCGATGAGCTGCACATAGCGCGGTGCCGGAACTTCCGGCGGTGCTGGCGTCAGGTCCATGCGGATGATGGTATTCGCCGCGAGCGCTGCGGCCGCATGCGCGTTCGTCTGCGATGACGTGTACCAGGTTCCGGGCTGATAACCGCCCGCCGCTCCGGTGTCCGCCGCATACTGCAGCGCAAATGCGGTGGTCGCGCCGTTGCCCGTGGCGACCGCCGTGCCGATCGTGATCTGAATGTCGGGCTTGACGCGCCCAATGCCGGGATCGTCACCCCATAGGGTCGTATTGCCGATGATGCCTTGCGGGGCCGTGCCGACACCGCTGCCGAGCAAATCGATGACGCCGCCGATCGAAATGGAAGCGCCAGCCGCCCCCACCAATGACACCGGCATGGCGTTCGGCTGAACGAAATTGAGGAGCGCATCAAGCTGCATTGTGGTCTCCTGAGCCGCGCTGTCGCGGTGTGATTAGCAAGGGAGAGATAGGCGCCGATCAGGTCACGCGGCTTTCCGAATTGACGATTTGGTCCACGATGCGGATCGGCACGTCGCGGTAACCCATCGTCGGATTGCCCGCATAATCGTCGATCGACAGCAGGACGTTGCGGTCACGCGTGGCCTGGATGTCCATCCAATGCCGGCCGGTGCGGTTGACATAGATGACGGCTCGGACGCCAACTGAGCGGTCGCGCGGCGCATCGGTGCTGCCGATGCCGCTGTTGCGCTTCCCGAGCGCCGGGAAGAGATACATCATCTGCGCCAGCAGCGAGAACAGGTCAGGCGCATTCGGCCCCTGCAACCCCGCAGCAGTCGTGTCGATGTTGGCGATGCGGACGCCGTTTCGCCAGTCCTGCGGGACAAGGCCGCCGCGCCAGCGGAACTCGGTCGTAAACGCCGCAAACGGGTTGCCGAGCGTGTCGTAGGCCGGAACCGTGTCGCCGCGGTCGAACATGTCGAGACCGGCTTTGCCGGCGCGCGGGAACACGCAATAGAACGTGCCCTCGTTCCAGCCGATGCCCCAGAAACTCGTATTGGAGCTTCCGACGCCTTTCGCATCGATGACATTGGCGGCGTTTTTCGCCGTACCGGTGCTGGCGGTGTTGTAGAACGGAGCCAGCCCCATGAACTGCGACGGTATGGCTGCCGTATTGCCGTAGATCAAGGCTTCCGCCCAGGTCTGCGACAGCCCCTCCATGAAGGCGATATCCTCGCTCTCGCGGAATGCTTCCGGGTCGCCGCTGTCTTCCGCGAGATCGCGGTCGACCTGGCTCCATGCCGCGAGCGTGCCGATGCCGACCCGCGACTTGCCTGCGGTCGACTTCGAGTAGCCGACGCCCATGTTGTACGAGCGCCATGCACCAGCGGGGATGCTGTCACGGAAACCGAACTCATGCCCGGTCTTTTCGTTTGCCTCGACAAACGGCGTGTCGTCGAGGATTTCGTTGGTCTGCGACAGCATTTCCGCGAGGAATAGCTGTTTGCCATCCGGACCCTCCCTTTGGGCTACGTCTAACAATGTTGGCCAGGCGCCCGTAGCCATGCTACAATCTCCTAGATTTTCGCCTAATGGGCTGCTACAGTCTCTCCCAGGCGTAAGGACAGGAGACCGTAGACATGAGAGTTGGTGTATCGGCTAATTTGTCGGCCGCTTTCGTTCGATCTGTGTTGGATTATGATCCCGTAACAGGTCGCCTTACTTGGCGGCTTCGGTCTGATCGCTTAAGAGCATGGAATAGTCGATTTGTCGGCAGAGAAACCGGAACCAGTTATCAGTACGGCGCGAAGCAAGTACGGATCAATGATCGTTTATACTTAGCGCATCGGGTCGCTTGGCTACATCATTATGGTGAATGGCCAGTCAGTGGGATTGATCATATTAATGGCGACCCAGGTGACAATCGGATTGTTAATCTTCGGCTAGCCGATCACTCCCAAAATGGTCAGAACAGAGGAGCCCAAAAGAATAATTCGAGCGGATTTAAGGGCGTCACGTACGACAAAAAGAATAAAAAGTGGCGAGCCAAAATATCAGTAAGCGGCAAGCATTACGATTTGGGTCGCCACGAAACGGCGGAATTGGCCGCCTTGGCCTATGAGCGCGCTGTCGTAGAGTTGCATAGCGGCTTCGGTCGGTTAAAGCCTGAAAGCGATCGCCCATGCAAACCAACGACTTCTTTGATCCGCGCCCCCGTCAACTATGACACCGCCGACTTGGTGCGCTCGGTCCTCGACTACAATCCAGATACCGGCATATTCCTGTGGCGGCGCAGACCCGACAGAACTGAGGCATGGAACGCCGAATTTGCTGGCCGCGAAGCTGGCTACCTAAATGCCGGCTACCGGGTAATTCGGATAAACAAACTCTGTACCTATCAAGCAACGCGGCTGGCGTGGCTGCTGACACACGGCACATGGCCGCCAGCCGACAAGCATGTTGACCACATCAATGGCAACCCACACGATAACCGAGCGATCAATCTCCGTCTTGCCTCAATCGCTGAAAATGCGCGAAACAGAGGAGCGCAAAGCAACAATGCTTTAGGTCTCAAGGGCGTCCGCTTTGAAGCGGCGCGAGGTCTTTACCGGGTTCAGATCGTCGTCGACGGCAAGCAGCGGATCGTTGGTCGTTTTCGGACGAAGAAAGAAGCGTCTGACGCCTATGAGCGCGCATGCCTGCGTTATCATGGTGAATTTGCGAAAACCTAACTGACCTTGGACCGCGGGTTGTCATAGAGATCACGCAGGCGGCGGCCGCCGCCTGCGGCCCGACCGATATCGCGCGGCGGTGCCACGGGGACGAGCGGGGTTGCCGGCGCATCGAACTTTTTGGCGAGATTGGTCAGAAACTTGATGAAAATGTGCCGGTTACCTACGCCCGTATCCGACATCATCTGATCCCAGTCGTCGCGCTGCGATGCCGGAACGAATTCGTCGATCATGCGCACCGCTGCGGCGAGCGCGGGCTGATCGGGCAATTGGAGGCCCGGCCGCCATAGCTCGGGGTCAGCCTGAACCTTTTCCTGCTCGGCGCGCTGCTGATTGTTGAAGACGCGCCATTGCTCATCCCGATAATGCTTGTCGAGCCGCTGCATCTCGGCGATGTGCTCGCTGTAGAGCTCGTTCCTCAATTCGTTGGTAACGCGCGCCGATGCCATCTTCCCGTCGAGCGCCGCGACGCGTTCCGCGTCGAGCGTGAACCCTTCCGGTGGTTGGTACGGCTCGTAAATGATCGGCTCGAGAGCAGGTGCCGGCCCTGGTGGCGTGGCGGGCGGCGTTGCTGCGGCCGGCTCTGCGGCGGCTGCCGGGGTTGCGGGTTCTGCCGCCGGTAAGGGTGTCGGTTCAGGCGACGCCGGAGCATCGACGGCGGCTGCCGCAGGTTCCGGCTCAACAGCGGGTGTCGCCGGGACAGCCGCAGTCATGGCCTCGCTCAGCAGCGACGGGACCGCACCTGCCGGCTCAACCGGCTCTACGACCGCCGGCACATCCGCTACAGGCGTGCCGCCGCCGTCTGCCTGTGGTACAATGTCAGGATCAGCCAAGAGGGGTTCCTATGGGCGATAAGGGCAACACGATCTGCACTGAAGCTGATCGGCGGATTTTCGAATATTGCGGCGACCGCATTGCCGAATACTTCGGCCGAGAGCCGCGTGAACCACGGATGGCAGAAGTGGAACTGAAAAGTTTAGAAATCAGAGACGGCGATGTATGGTCTATCGCTGATTTCCGCCAACTACTCGCCGACATCGAGAAAGAGGTGCCTCCAGAATACCATTCGTCGATCGTAATGAGATTTCGGGTTTACGGTGGCGACCATGCCAATGCGTACATGGTGTTTGACATGACGCGACCAGAGACAATCCCGGAGCGTAACGAAGAGGTGCGTAAAGCTCTTGAATGGGCGCTGAAAGAGGCCGTCCTATGAATTCAGTAACTTCGGGTTGGCCGAACCGCTGATGCTGCCGCAATCTGCGGATGGTTCTCCTGCAGCATCAGCGCCACCCCCTCCGGATCGAGCTTCATCCACGACAGATAAAGCCTGAACGCCAGCCGTTGCTCGCCTTCCTGGCGCTGCGTCTCGATCGGCTCCGACGAGCCGTTGGCCGTCGTGCCGTAGCGCTGCTCGAACGCGCCTCCGGACGCAAGCAAGCCCCACATTTCGCGGCGGCCAATCTTGTCGGCGAAGACCCGCTTCCAGAATTCGGCGCTTTCGTCGACCAGCCGTTTGCCGCGGCGGCGCGCCCTTCGGATTTGAACCGGGTCAGCAACGTTGATGGCACCAGTGCCAACGGCATTGGGCGCGGCATCATCATCGGCGGTTTCCGGTACAGGACGATCATCGCTCACTGTGGCCCACGATTGCAGACGCGCGGATAATAGGCGTTGTCGGTGGGATAGATCGACCGCGGGAACACCCTGTTCCACAGCATCGACACGATCCTCAATTCGTTCGCGTGCATCAGATTGCGCACGATGTCGGATGAGCAGAACTGCGTCTCGATTTCTTTCTGCGCCGCCGTCAATTCGGTTATCTGCTGCTGTTGCAGCGAAAGTTTCGCTTCCATCTCTGCGCTGCGGCTACGCATCTCGCTGATCGCCTGGGCGCTTCCCTGCACCTGAGCCGTCAGCGCGCCGTATCCCGCAACGGCCGCGACCAGCCCTAATCCGGCACCAAGCAGGGAAGCGATGAGGCCCCATCGGCCATTTCCGAGCGCGGCCATTGTTCAGAACAGCCGCCTCGTCGGCTCATGCCGGCAGCAAAACCCCGCCGGGCGAAATGACCTGTACCGGGCGCCCGACGCGGATTTCCGGCTCGGGGAGCGGCTTCGGCAGGATAGGCCCGAGACGGCCTGTCTTCGCCGTCTTGGTGATCTGTGCATCTCCCGCCAACTTGCCCAACATATCGGCCAGCGCCACGAACTGCGGATGCGCCATGGTGCGGGCGTCCTTGCTGGCCGAGTCTCTGAGCCATCGGCCGGCCATCAGCCTCACTTGCTCAAGCCCCTCGGCGATGTAGAGCCAGCGCGCATCGTAGTTCCGCCAGTAATAGGCTTGCCGCATCGCGCCGGCGGCTTCCGAGAGGATCGCGAGCAGCTTGCGGTATTCCGGGCCGCGGCGTGGGTGCCAAGCCAATTTCCCGCAAATCTCCGATGCGCCCTTCAGCTCGGCGATCTTCGCGAAAATCTCGATTTCTGTGAGCCCGCTGCTCATCAGGTCACGCGCGGCTCGTCATTGTGAAGTTCGTCGACGACGCGAACCCAGACGCCATGAATGAGCGGCCTGTCGCGGTCAAGTCCTTCGTCGACCAAGGCATTGAAGACATCGCGATTGACGTAAAACATTGGCCGCGTTCCTTTTCCGCGGTACGGAACAGAGCCTAATGCCGTCAGAAAAAGCGTCATAAGCGAAAAATCGCGCGACCGATGCACATCGATATTCGCGATCCGAGCAACCATCCGCCAATCGGCGACAACAATCGCGCTCTCCGAGCCATATGATGCTGGCTCGCCATCGGGCGACACCATGTAGCATCCGCGTAATGACCAAGCGATCAACCACCCGGAAGCGCCGCCATCGCCTTTGGCATCAAAAACATTGACGGTGTTTTGCCGTTGGGTTGCGTCGGTCGTGCAGAACATCTCCGATAGCCCCAACATTTCTCGTGCGGCACCCAATTCCTTGGGCGTGACGCCGTAAAAAAGCTGGCGAAGCGTGTCTTTCCCCGATGGAGCGCTTAAATAGGTGTGGCACCGGGGAAGGCTCCAGCCTGGAGCACGGACGTAATATTCGTGCCGGTGCCGATGGTTGGCCTTGACCCAGGGAGCATCCGCCACCCACGAGCATTCGCGCGGATCGCATGGTTCAAATAGAAATCCGTCATCCATCATGCGCTCCCTGCGACCGGACCATTGCCGAGCAACGCACTCACCGCATTCTGGCCGCCCCCGACCTGTATATTGCTGAGGCCCTGACCCGCCGACACTGCGGCCATCCCGGCTTGCGCCGCCTGCGCTTGCTGCGCGGCTTGCGCGTTGGCCTTGTCGATCGCCGCGACCTCGCGGGCCGAACGCATCACCGTCATCGGGAACCCGACACGCTCAGCATAGAAATTCCACGCCTTGTCCAAATTGACGGTACGGATCGGATCTGGCTGCTGCGCGGCTTTCGAGGCTTCGGACAGTGAGCCCAGCACCGAGAAACCTCGCTCCATGCTTGCCGTCTCGGCCGCACGCTGGGCCAGTTCCATCATCGATAGAAACTCAATGTTGAGCGGCTTGTTGCGTACCGAGGGGGGCGGTGGCGGAAAGAGCCGGCGCCGCTGCATGATCCCCAGCACGCGGTGAATGACCGTTGGCGCGAATTCGGTCTGAAAGTGCAGGATGACCGGGCCAAGCTGCTGAATTTTCTCACCCTTGCGCTCCGCAAGCTCAAGCTCGTTCCGCGGCTGGATGCCCTCCATCTGCGTAATCATCAGGAAAACATCGGTATAGAAGCAGCGATTGATACGCTCCTGAACTTCCTTGATGTCCTCGATCATCGGAGCCAGGTGCGCCGGGTTGACCTCGAATAGCGGCCAGAAGCCCTTTTCGCCTGTGCTCGTGTTGACGAAGGTCAATTCACCGGGAAGGATCGATGCCGGCTTATGCTCGAGCTGCGGATGCGCGCCCATCGGCGGCCGAACACCCTTGTCAATAAATTCGCCCTTCCGCTCCTGCTCATGCTGCAACTGCCGGGTGGCAGCCAATGCGTCCATCCCAGGACCGCGGCCGTAGGCATCGTTGCTCGTGCGCGTCCACGCCGCTACCGCAAATGGCTGATCGTGCTCCCCACGAGCTTCCAGCGGCGCCATATTCTGCTCGCCGCGTATCCAGTAGACCGAGCGCCAGGTGAAACCCTTCGGCACCAGATAAACCGCATTCCCCCGCGTGCCTTTGCCGGCGATCGGGAAATTCGGCTCAATGGCGTGGCAAATCACAAACTCGCGCTCAAGCGAAGCACCACCGGTGCGCCAAAACTGCTGGACTTCCTCGGGGCAGTTCTCAAGTTTGAAGCGATCGACGATCTGCGCAACGGTAAATGTGAATTCGCGATAGAACGTGTCGACTGCGAGCCGGCCGCCCACTGCGAGGTAATACTCCCCGGCGCACGGCAGATAGCAGCGGATTACGTCCTCGAAATCCTCGTTGATAAGCACGGGAGCCGTTCCGAACGTCGCCACGTCGCGCATCGCCTGCGCCATGATCGTGTAGAAGTTCGAGCCGTCGAGCACCGCATAGAGCCGGTCCTGAACGGTCTTCAGCCACTCACGCGCCGCAGCGTCAGGCGGTTCCTCGCCGGCAAGCCCGAGACCGAGCTTGAACCACTCCCCGCCCATGAGCCCTGCGAGCAACCCATGCCCGCAGACTTGCATCGCCAGAAGCGCGGTCTCGTCGATGATGCGATCGTTGACCGGGTAGCCGCGATTGAAGGTATTCGCGGTGACAAGCCACCGGTAACGGTAGGGCAGGATGAACTCGGCGCAGCGAGCCCAATGCACCCACCACGAGTATCTCCATACCCGGAGCGCCCCCAAGCGCGCGGTGTAGTGAGCATAATAGGCCGGCCACGGCTCAATGCGCTTCGGTGCAGGGGCAGAGACTGGCTGCCGCGCCAGAAACATCGGCCCGATCGTACCCGGCTCGCTCCCTACTGATATCCCGTCGAGGGGCATTCAAATTGACCTGTCGATCCGTCTGAGTGCGTTCGGGTTGCTTAGCGGATAAATCTCGGTAAGGCGCTCCGATGTCTCAGCATCTTGTGCGCAGATGAGCCCTTCGGCTGTTTTCACCGCGAGTAATCCATTCGCAGTTCTCGGGCACATAATTGAGTTGGGGATTTTCACGCTCGATACTCAGCCCCTCTTTGTAACCATTAGCGAGCGCCCAATCACGAAACGGCACGTAAGTTGCCCACTCGGTACAAACGGTAATGCCCTTCCCGCCATAATACTTCCAACTCGTGTTGCCTGGGTCGCGGCATCGACTATGCATGCCTTTCCAGATCATGTAGAGTTTTGTTTTACCGCCGTTCGAGTTGCCCCTGCTCTCGCCGTGCTTTGACTGTACGGCGGCGCGGCGCTCGGTCTCACAACTTTTGCAGCCTACATTTGGCGTGCGCTTCAGTCGCGAAGTTGTGGCCTCGCATGAACCACCGCAGTCGCATTCACAGTGCCAGAGACTTCCACTAGGCGTAACCCTCACGAGGGCTTTAACGCAAAGTCGCCCGAAGCGAAGCCCAATCAGATCAATCCGTGCGAATGGCATGCAGCGAAGATAACCTTACCAAAGATCATCGCCAACAAAATACTTTGCCCGAGTAACTCTTTGGTCGCCGTGGCTGGCGCGGGCACACCCTGCCCGGAGGTGAGCAACGTCCCCCCATACGCGCCCCCTGCAGCCGCAGCACTGGCCCCTGCCGCCGCACCTGCGGCCTGGGTGCTAGCGTTGGCGATTGTCGGCGGCGGTGGTGGTGCCGGTGGCGGAGGCGGCGGGGCCGGTACCGGCGCTGGCGACAGGAAACCCATGTCAGCCTGCTCCATACGGACGATACGGTCCGTTGGCGACGTTGCGGCCACCGCCGCGCGACTGGTCCCAGGCTTCGATCGGGCGGTAGTCGGCCTTCATCTGTGGGCCAGAGCGCTGCTCGCGCGGCTTGAATGCCGCGATGTCGAGACCGGTCATCACGAGATAGCGGCAGCAGTCCATCAAATGATCGTGCTCCTTGACGACGCGCCCCTTCTCGTCTCGACGATAGAGCCGATATTCCGCCCGCCAATTCGTGAGCGTCGAAAAGACCTTGAGCCGTCCGGTCGAGAGGCGCGTCCAAACCTCATAAATGCCAGCCTCGACGGCGTTATCGGCAGGGCTGAGCCTGAGCCCGAGGTCGGTGTAGATGCCGAAGAGGTCTTGGCCATCGCGTTGGCTCCTGCCCCGTGCCGCCGGATCAATGACGCCCGGTATCCACTTGCCGCGCGCGAGAATTGCCTGTGCATGGATCGGCGGTTCGGCTTGCGCCCGGTAATGCTCGCTCACCAGATAGGCGACATCGTGCTCGCTGTCATAAGCAGCCCAAAGCGCTGCAGTACGATTCCATCCGACATCGAGCGCGTAGCATTGCTTCCAGAAATGCGGCCACTCGAATGGCTCGACGACGATCTCCGTCTCAGGAACCGGATAGATCGCCCCCGAACCGAGCTGGGGCACCCCGCGAGTGCGTGCGTCGCGCTCATGCGGGGGATAGGAGTTGATGAGCTGCTGGCGGGCTTCTTCGCTCAGATGTGGCGTTTCATCCCAGCCGGCCTGAACGACGGCCTTGGTCACCTCACCACCCCCAGGCTTGCTTGCGTAATTCCTCCGTCGCAGGGTAAGCGCCACCTGGCAGGAATTGCAGCACCGTCTCGCTGACACCCTTCAGGGGCGTGAAGGCACACAGCACCAAGCCGTTTGCCTCTCCCGGCACCGTCGATAGCGTTCGTGTCAGCGTCTCGGTGTAGATGTGCAACGGTGGCTCCTCGTCGAGCAGGGCGAAATCGATCCGCGAAGCCTGGAAGCTCTCTCGCCCCTGCTCGTAAGCCTTGAAGACCAAGCGACTGCGACCGCCGGATGAATGGTTCACCTCGACGAAATCGATCGCGTCGGGGATGCCGCTGCGCGTTGGGGAGCGTAAAATCATTTCGCCAGGGATCAGCCCCGTCCCGCGCGCCTCGGCTGGCCCGCAGAGCGTCGGCTGCAAGGACTCTCGCACAGCCTTCGCATCTTCGCCCGCCGCCCAACCTATGACAGGCCGATTGAACCGGCGGCCGGTCCACCAATCGGGGTACCAGCCGATCAGGTGGCACGTGCCCTCATACCCGATGCAAAAACTTTTCCCAGTATTGTGATGGATCACGCCGCCAGTTTCGTAGCAGTGCGTGCCGTAGACCTCGATGTCGAGGATTGGCTGGAAACCTAGCGCCTCGGCGCATACAATCCTATTCCCACCAATCAATGGGATGTGCCGAAATGGGAAAAAGAGCCGACAATCTGGCTGCCAACTTGATCGATCGAGATCACCTCCAGATGCTTCTGCTGCAAGAGGGCCTAACTCAGCGACAAGCCGCTGATATTCTCGGCGTTCATATTCGGTCAATAGAGCGCCGGGTACTGAAATGGGGTCTTCAAACTGCCCGATCAGGTCCGCGAGCTGGTCCGGGTCGTCAAGAATGGAGGGGCCGCCGATCCCTGGATAAGCATGGATATATCGGAATTTTTGCTCCTCTTCACCAGCACGCTCGATCATCGACAGGGCGCGTTGGCGAGCATCGCCTGGTGATGGAGGTTGTGCTTGGCCGTTATCTCGATCGCTCTGAGGTGCCCGATCATCTCGACAATGTGCCGTGGCACAATTGGCCGGATAATCTAGCGCTCTATCCTTCAAACGCAGACCATCTGAGAGCGACATTAACAGGCCGAACTCAATCCAGCCCGCGACGCTCAATACCCGGTGCGCACCCGAGCAATCAAAAGCTTGTCCGTTGTCCAAGTGAACTCGAAACGCTGGCTCTATGCCCTTCAGAAATACGCCGGAGGCTTGAGCACCACATCGCGATCCATCAGCCCACGATCGAACATCTAGGCTACGCTCGCCGAGAATTTCTGCGGGCAGGCGCGTGGACCGCGCCATTTCAATGGGCGTCCATGGGGTAATGCAGCGATTGCCGCCTATGAACGCGCGTTCGCTGTGTACTGCGCCTAGCGCAAAGAACTCCATGTGCTTCGGGTAGAGCTCGCGGCGCAACGGTCCGGTTTCAGGGTACAGCCGGTACAGCCGTGTGCGACGCTCTGCCTGTGTCAGATAAACCTCACGCGCCCGATCGGCGTCAATGGCGCGTCTGGCTTGTTCCTGGCGGAGTATCTTCGCCCAGTCCGCCGCCATTTTCGAGCGCGGCCTCTGCTGCGGCAAGGTGTGCTGCCAGCTCGTCATCGGTCATGTCTTCGGGGCGGCGAATTTCGACCTTCGTCGAAGTCAAATGCGGGTGCATGTAGGGCGCGGCGTCCTTCGCCACACGCGCTGCGTCGTCGAACCGGCCATCGGTGAAATGCCACCGCATCGTGAACAGCATCACCTCGAGCGGCGTCTGTCCGCAGAGGATGGCCTCGGAAATGATCTTCTTGGCGACGGCCGCAGTCAGGATCGGAAAGCGCTTGTTGGCGCGCCGGCCGACGTGGTCACGGCTGAGGATGCGATCTTCGAGGGAGCGGCTCTTTGCCCCCTTGGGGCGACCCGCGCCCGGTCGGAAACCGCCTGATTTGGCCATCGAATTACCAGCTTCCCGAAAGCTTTCGAGGGCCTACACCGAACGTGTGTGGCCCCCAATGCAATTCATGAATTGGCTGATAACTCCCCATTTGGCAATTCGTCAATCTTTTTTTTCGGCAAAAGCCGATTTCGGAACAAGCACGTTTGGCGCAGGATCGCATTTTGTTGCCCCGCGCGTTCGCATGAATTCCTCTATTTGGGCGCGCTCGGCAGGCGTGGTGCGATCTGTCCTCGACCAAACACGGCGGCTCGTTGCCAGCCCAAATATGTTCGCCATGCGGCGTTCCCCTCACAATTGGGCACGGTAAGTCAACGGAAATTTTTCGGCGCGCTTGCGAATTTCCGCAATTGTGGCGTCGAACTTGGTGTGTATGGCGTCGAGGCGGTCCTCAAGCGTGCGTGGATATCGCCATCGTTGGGCTAATGGCGGTGTATGCCATTTGAAACCGCGGCGACGCGCCCTACCCATCGCTGCGTTACGGGTTATTCCCAAAATAGCCGCGCACTCGGCCGATGTCTTGCCGGCGGCGATTAGCTCGTAGAGGCGATCGTCCAGCGTTGGGTCGCTCGAAGCCATCAGCGCCATCAGCCGTGCTCCCCGAACTTGCGCGGAACGAACGGCGCCGGCTCGGGCAGCTGCGGCTTCGCGGGCAGCGGGACGAGACCGGCAGCGGCGTCCTGGTGTGCCCCCATTGAGCGCGAGACGACATTTCGCATGTGCGCAAGTTTTTCCTTGTGCCGAGCTATTTCAGCCGTCAGCGCGTCCATGCCGGGACTACGGCCATAAATCCATGGCGTACCCGAGTCTCGGCAGGTGGTTGCGTCCCAGCGCTCTGACGTTGGCCCCGGCTTTATTTCCAGCCACCCGCCAATCTTGGCGTCGAACTGCATCACCCGATTGCCGAATTTCCATAGCCAGCCATCAGGGACGCAACCCTTTAAACCATGCTGCAAACCGCTGTCGGGATCACAAGCCCATGCGTCTACGGTTCGCCATCCGTGCTGAATGAGCTGACCAGCATGAGACGAGAAGCCAACAGCGTGTCCTCCTACGTCGGACAGCCCGATCACCCAGCGGAGCCGGTCGATCGCCTCGACGATCCGTTGGGCATCGACGCACTCGTCGAATTCAGTCCAGCCGCTTTCGTAGCCATCGGCGGTGGTGTAGCCGCTCGAGGAGCAGCAATCCGTCATCCAGACGCTTGGTTTGTCGTCGCCCCATACGTGCCATGGATCGAGATGCTCGCCATTTGGCTCCCGTAATCGCGGCTCCGGCCATCCGCGCTCGCGAAGGCCGGTCAGCACTGCGGCGCGGAGTTGCTCCATCTGCGTGCGGCGCTGCTCCTCGGCCGGGGGATCCTGCATCTGATTACCGCATCCCTTGCAACGCATCGCGTCACCCTCCTGCGGCCAGTAGCGCCTCTTGCTCAACACGCATCGGCGTCACGCGGCCGAAAATCATCACTTCGACTAGGGCGCGCCCATCGGCGCTAAGCTCGCGGAGCACAGCTTGCATCGGAATGCTCCCAATGTCTACGGTCATGACATCGCCAACGGAAACATCCTCGCGGATCATCGCCCGGCCTTGGCCCGCAGCGTAACGCATTTCGTCGAATGAGCTTTCGCGGTCGCGAATGGCTTGGATATCGGCGCCGCTGAAGAGCGCATGCCGGCTCGAGCCGCTGCGGTGCAGCAAACCCTCGACGCCGTGCACAGTCTCGCGCGGCCATCCGCGCCAGTCCTCGGCAAACAAGTAGCCCGTGAACAGCGGCCGCATCGAAGTTACCGGTCGCCGATCGCGGCCATGCGGGCTCAGCAGCTTGCGATACCGCGGCAGATACACGCGGTAGCCGGCGCGCCGCAGATCGCGCTCGGCGATCTCCTCGGCTGCAGGCTTGGTGATGACAACGACCCAGGATGTCATGGACGACGACGCTGGTGCCGGCACAATCTGGCCAAGCGCCGCAGGGTAGCTCGAGCCCCGCCCTTGATGCGGGCTTGGTAACTCACGGCGGTGTGGTGTCCCAGCCCGTCAGGGCGTCCGCGATTAGGGTCTTGGAAACGGCTCATGCCTCTTCCTCCATCCGAGCGACCAGCGTCTCTATCCGCGTGACCACGCGGGCTGCAGCGTTCCGCTCGCTCTCAGTGCCGTGGGTATCGATGATCAGGTGCTTGATGTCGATCAGCAACTGCACGATCGCCAGACGCTGCGCATCGGTTAAGTGATCCATCCTACCGTCCTGCCATGAGCCTGGCGCGCGACGGGGCGGCGATCGGCTCCCAAGGCAATGCCTGCGCCACCGGCTTTGTCGACCGCGGCTCGAGCGGCTCGAGCGGCTCGAGCGGCTCGAGCGGCTCGAGCTTCTTCCATCGCCGGCTCGGCGCCGGCGCGCTCGTCCGCGCCCTTGATCGCCGCCTCTTCGACTTGTACGGCCGTTCGGCAGCGCTCAAGCCCAGCCGATGAAGCTTGCCGATCACCATGTTCTTCGTCAGCCCGAGCTGCGCGGCCATCGCATCTGTCGCAAGGTCCGTGTTTCTCCACATCGCAATCAGCATGTCCGTGCGCTCCAGAGGCCACATGTTCCGGTCACTTGACATCTGGTCCGATCCAATCTCCGCGCCGTTCGCAGCCTTCCCTACACCTGGCCGGCGACCGCAGACAAGCGTACAGCGTCATCCCGCTATACTCGCACTTTGGCGTTTCCGCCGCACGGATTTCCTTGATCCGCGCTGTGTGATCGGCGTTCGCGACGAAATCGGCCATCATTTTTCGCACACCGCCAATTGTTCGAGCAATAACTCGGCGAGTTTTTGCGCCACGGCATAAACATTAAGATCAGCGACAGAGTTTTGTCCGATGTCAATTGATGCGATCCGCACCATGTCGGCTGGCGCGTGAACTTGCAACGGCGGGCGTTGGTCTTTCTCGTAGATGACCGTGATTCGTGCCATTAGCGGCCAGCCATGCCGCGAACTCAGCCATTTTCGCTGGTTGTTTGCGGAGATGATTTCATTTCCCGGAGCATTTCGTACTGAGCTATTTGCATCGCCGAGAAAATCTCTGCGATTACTCGACGATACGAAACCCATGATGGCAGCGCGTCGGCGGCACCGATATATCCGATCAGTACGTCTTCGCCGGCCTTGAGCATGTGCTCGGTGATCTGGGGCATGGGCTTCGGCGGCTTGCGATCGGGCATAGCAATTGTTGTCACGGACGGAGCGGGTTTGTCAACGCAGGAGTTTCGGCCGGGTCGGAGAATTGCCTTGATGGGATGGGGTCGAATTTGCACGCAACGCCATGACGATTTTGTCGGGGTTGGAGACTGTGACTTTTCCGTAGGAGTCTCTGATTACCCTTTCCTTACCCTTAACGCTAACTATCTGTTAACTATCTGCGCTGCGTGTGTTGTTTATTTTCAATAGCTTATACCCATTGCGGGGCGATTTTTTCGGCCCCGCACGTGTTTTTCGCTTGCAAAAAAGCAAGCGCTTGACACTCGCGGCATCGCTGCGGCATAAAAAAACGGCCAGCAAGATTTGGGCTTGCCGGCCGTCAAGGAGGCATTCCGCGTGGGGCGGAATTGACCTCGGGATGCTGCCCGATAGGAGGGGCAACACCCATGGAAAATAGCATCGACGATGCATTTACGCAATTGCTGCCAGAGCCATTTGTTCCGGCAGATGCCAATCTGCGCCATTCGATTGGGATGGCGATTGATCCAGCCGTCTACTTTACTGATCCGGCTTACGAATATGAGACTGCTTACGCGGGATACATGGCTCTGCGGCTCATGATCGCGAGCTGGCACCAGAGACCTGCGGGGAGCCTGCCAAACGATGATAGAGCATTGGTGAGGCTGGCCCGATACGGGACGATGCGATCGTTCCAGCAAGCGCGCGCAGGCATCATGAAGGGCTGGGTTCTGTGCTCGGATGGCAGGCTGTACCATCGCGCCGTGGCCGAAGATGTTATGCGCCGGCTCAACTGGAAGCAACGGCCGGCTCGAGCTCGATCAGGTTCGCGCGCCGTGACTGACGATGAGTTTTTCCGCTGAAATGAGCCAAATTTTTTGATTTCCTCCAAGTCTCTGCAAGTAAAGCGGAAACTGGCGGTTTTGGGATTTGGGAAATCAAATTAGGGGCGAAAACGGTGATTTCCGGGGCTGTTTTAGGGGATGAAATCAAAACAATCAAAACGGCATGCGATTGCAATGTCTTAACGGGGAAATTCAGCCGATGTCATTTTTTACGATAATTCAGCTTGCACGACATCGGGAAAGGGCGCATTGTGCGTTGGTCAAACGGAGGTAGCGCGATGGACATGCAAACGCTGCGGCTCGCACAGACGCAAGACAATCCCAATTGCATCGACAATCTGATCGCATTGGCGGTCGGTTGCCGCCGGCAGGCAAATTGCGGCGCCGCGCCGCTTACCGCTGAGGATGCGGCGATCATCCTTGATCGTGCGCCGGCTGGCTTGAGGATCGACGAATACGGCAATTATGTCGCGTTCGGCCCGCGCCAGAATGGCGCGCTGCGCTTCGTTCGCTCGCTCAACCTTTAACAAATGACCCTCGGTTAGATCGATGAACTGTTAACCCTGGAAGAAAGGCTCAATCTTATGCAAAAGGATTACAAAAACCACACTATCACCATTGAAGACATAAATCGCGCACATGACGCTTTGGGTGCTCTGATTTTGATGGCGGAATCAGCCAAGGCTTACGCCAAAGGCTATACATACGCTTACTTTGCGCTTATCTGGGCGCGCACCGAACGGGATCGCTTGGCCCTGCTTATTAAGCAGTGGGAGGGCTGACACATGGTCAATCATCGATTTAGCGGGAGATACCAAATGAGCTACCCTCGGTATTGGGCGAAGTTCCCCCGGCAATCATTCGATTACTCCCGTCCCGTGCGGGGATGGACAACGGATATGGCGAAAAAAGCTCGCCAAATCGAAGAATGCTATCAGCCTGGCTACACCAACGAGCCGTTCGTGCAACTGATCGAGGAAACCGCCGACGAATACCGGGTGGTAGCTGAGTGGATGCCGGGGAAGGGCTGGACATCCCCTCTGATCGCCGCCGGTTTTCTGCCCCATCCGGCCATCACGCTACATTAAGCTCCCGCAGCCCGCGCCTCGGGGTTTTTCAGGGGCGGAGTAAGGGAAATGGCGACGATGCAGCAAGTAAACGAAATCTTCCAGCGCGACATGGGCACTCCGAAGCGCAGCGGAGACTGGCTGGTCTGGGATCAGTTCGGCTCCCGGCCCTGGATGCAACAGATCGTTGGCGAGATCAAGAGCGCCGGCATCCCCGCATTCTTTAATGCGCGCGACCGGCTCATTGGTATCAAGGCCGACGCCGTAGAGGCAGAAGACGCCAATCGCGTAAGGCTGTTGACTGAGCGGGAGCAGTTGCTGGCACGGCTCGCCGAGATCAACCGGCTTCTCGGGGAGTAAGATGATGCCGCACGATCAAATACGCGTCCCGCGACGCCTATGGGAGGAAATGATGCTCGCGCTATACCAAGCGCTCGGCCAAATCGAGGTCTTGGCCGCGCTAGAGCAGGTGTGTGAACCGAACGAGGGTGGTCCGGGGGTCGTGACGCGACAGATACATGAGTTTGGCCAACGCGTGCTGGTCGAAGCTCGGCATCGAGAGCGCAAAGGAGCAACGGCATGATCCAAATCAAGATCGCTCTGTATGGGCTATCGCTCGCTCGTGCAGTCCATCGGCCAGTTGTCGCGCATCGGTATGCCGTATGGCTGGGATAGCCAGGCGGTCAATTGGTCGGAAGACGAAACAACGACTGAGTATGACCGGAACGAAATCCCGTGGCGCACGACGCACATCAAGCGGGAGATCGACGCATGAGCGGCGAAAAATACTGGACGTATCAGTCGTCCTTTCCCACGCCGTCTTTTGAGGAATTGCCAGAGGGTTGTTTCGGCGGCACTGAGGCGCAGTGGTTTCAGCTATCCCCAGGGATGCGTCGCGAGATTGTCCGGTCGTTCAAGAAGCTGCCCGACTATGAGCGGCTACAGCGGCAAGCGATCACCACTAAAAAGGCGGAAACGCAGATCAAAGCCAGAGAGGCGTTGTAATGATCAACGACGAAGACGACGATGCGATGTTAATCGCGCGGAAGATAGTCGAGGACCATATTGAATGCTATGGCATGGTCCCGCATCCAGACCGAATTAAAGAACGTATCGCGGGTGCACTTCGTATTTCATTTGAGCAAGGGCGCGCGTTAGCGCGTCTGCGCGATATCGAATTTTGAGGAAAGCGCCATGAGCGACTTGTGGGAATGCTATGAGCCAGAGGAAGAGATTGACGATGACGGAATGGAGCCCGACCCTGAGTTCGAATCCATTCCCTGTCCGACCTGCAAGGGTCGCGGCACGGTAAACCCGCTGACGACGCCAAGTTGGTATTTCTGTGTCAGCACAACGACGTGTCCAGCTTGCGAAGGAACGGGAGAATTTGAATGAGCAATCGACCATCTTGGGACGATCAATTCGCCGAGAGTGAAGATGAGCGCAATGCACGCTTCGCAACCAAGCGAGCGGCAGCAAACGGTATGTTCCGCGATCACTCTTGCTGGAAATGCCTTGATGGCAAAAAGTCGTGCGTCATCGGCAATCCGCGCCAATGCGAATATCCGCACGCCAGGAATGATTGAGTCATGCCTGGTCCGGTGAGCGATAGCTACGAAGGTCCGCCGGACGACGGCCCTTATGTGCCGTCGTGGTGCTACGCGAAAGGCCCAAAGATGTGTCCTTGCGGGCATCACGAGGGCTACCACGCCGATGATGGTAGCTGTATTCTCGGCTACCGATGCGGTTGCCGGGGATTGCCCGAGCATTGCCGGACACCGTTGGAGGAAACCTGATCTATGTCCGTAGCCCGCGCCTCGGGGCCAATCAGGGGTGGAGACAGAAGATGGCAATAATGATCCTGACCGGCGACACCTACGAGTATCGCCAACTGCTCAGCAAGCATGGTGGGTGGCGCTATGAAGACTTCTGCGGACGGTGGCAGTCGCATCCCTATATTGCCGGCGCAATGAACCCGCACATGCTATCCCTGTGGCTCGAAGCCGAATGGGACAACATGTTATCCGGCCGCTCGAACCTCGGCTTTTATCGCCAGTGCGAGCGGGATGTTGAGGTGGCGAAGTCCGCGGCGAGGGTATGGACTTCTGTTTACGCGAGGCTTTTCCAATGAGTAAAATTAGGGAATTATTGCCCGAGCCTGCATCATCGATCATTCCGGCCGAGCGGCTCGCGCTCCTGAAGAGGCTAACGCTGTTCCGCGGTGCGCATCAGGGCAGGACTGGCGGTCCCGACTGCGAGCATTGCGCGCGCGAATTGCTGCACGAGGTGGTGACCGGCGTTCATGCCGATGCGACGCCGCCGGGAGTGACCCGGCTCACCGATTTGCTCCCGGCGCTCAATGACGGGCCGTGGCGCGACGACGACCACCGCACGGCGGTATTGCGGCCCTATCTGCCGAGATTCCTGCCGCCCGCGCTCGGCGGTCTTGACCCGGCGCAGGACGATCGCCGGGTTTACGCGCTGCTTGATCACGCCTACCGTAAAATGGCGCCGGCGCTGCTCGACCTGCTGCAGCTGCCGGAAGAGGCTGCGCGGTTGCGCGCCTTGGCGCCGATCGGCGATCCGGCCGCCGCCAAAAACGCGATAGAGCAGAGCGACCGCGCCCTCGCCCGCGCCCTCGCCCTCGACCTCGCCCTCGCCCTCGACCTCGCCCTCGACCTCGACCTCGACCTCGCCCTCGACCTCGCCCTCGCCCTCGACCTCGCCCTCGACCTCGCCCTCGCCCTCGCCGATCGTGCTGCCGCCTGGGAGCACGTGGTGCGCGAACTGCTTGACGCGGTCTGCTCGATCCCATGACCCCGCCATATGAGGCTGTTCAAACCAGAGGGGACTATGCCTGACATTAGTCCGATCTTATGTTTTGTCTGTGCAGCGGTTGGTACTCTAATCGCATTGAAGGGTGCCGAGTATGCCGCTAGTCACGGACTGATGATCCTCTCGTGGACGTGGTTTATCGGTGTTATTACCCTGGTATTTTGGCTCGTTATTATCCTGTTCCCGCCCAGATGATCATGCTCCCCGATGACCGAGCGCCACCGATAGGCTGGATATGGATCGTCGCCATGCTGATCGCCGCGGCCGGCTTCTGGTGGGTGACATGATCAATCTCGCTTCGTTCTCTCTTGCGATAGACGGTGAAACGCGCCTATCGTAGCCAGACGAAAAAGCGAACCGCCCGAGAAGCGCAACTTTCTCGAGCGGTTCAAGCCAACGACGTTGGAGGCGTCGCTCAAATGGCTGAGCAATTTATAATTCCCGCCGGTGACAATTTCAAGTCGCCTGTTTCTAAATGGCGATCGACGCAGATCGCCGCCGAAATAGCCCGCGTCGATGCCGCAATCCGCGCGCTGGAAAATCCCCGCAACGAGCCTCTCTCATTTGCTGCATGGCAGCCGCTGGGCCAAGTCTCGCGGCTCGTATCGCTGCAATCGTTGAAACGGTATCGGCAACGTCTGGGGCGCGCGAGATGAACTCGGATGACGAAGCTCATGGCGTTAGCGATACCATCAAAAAAACATGGGTGCCGCGCAATTCTCGCTTGCCGCGTGTGACGGTTTCGATTGATCCGAAAACAGGCGAGCGCCTCTATAAGATCGGCGATCTTCCGATTCCGAAACATCTGCGCGATAAGGTGTGAGATGGCCGTTAAGGGACGCCCGACGACATGGTCTCCAGCGGACATTCTCCATTTACGATGGTATGCTGAGAGAGGGTTTTCTACTACGGAAGCGGCTCTAGTCATGGGGCGATCACCGAACACCGTCCGGAACCTAGCGTCGCAATTGAAGATCAGCTTTCACGGTCAGCCTGGAGCGCCGTTTCTCAATCGAAACAACAGCAAATGGCGTATCCGTGAAAGCGTTTGTGCAATCATTGGCAAGCCCACCGCTCGGCATCCGAATAGAAGCCGAACCTAAAAAATGTTCAGCGACACCGAAATAGCGGCGGCACGCAACCGGATTGGCCTCGTCCAGCTCATCGGGCGAGATGTGGCATTGAAACGCTCCGGCACTTGGTATGTCGGCCAATGCCCTTTCCACGATGACAGCAGCCCGTCATTCGGCATCACCGGAGATCGCTGGAAATGTTTCGCCGGCTGCGGAAGCGGTGATGCGATCGAATATGTGATGAAACAGCGCGGGCTGAAATTCCACGAAGCAATTCGGGAATTGCTCGAGCTTCCGGAAACGGCGCCGCAGGCAGCGGCGGTATCTCGATCGACAAAGTGTCGATCAAGCCAGTCGACCGACATCGAGCGCGTGCATCGGATCATCCATGAGAGCGAGCAGGTGGCGAGCACTACGGCTGCCTGGCTGTACCTTTGGTCTCGCGGGCTGTCGACCGATCAGCCGGCGCTCCGGGCTCATCCCGGGCTCTATGTCGCCGAGACTAACGAACGGCTGCCGGCACTCGTTGCCCCGATCAAAAACAGCGATGGTCATGTCATCGCCTGTCAGCGGATATGGTGCCTGCCGCGGGTGGAGCTTGCCACAGCCAGGGACAGCCGCGCGCCGCTGCAGGCCCGCAAGAAGGTGCTGGGCAGCATGGGCGACGGTGCCGTACGACTGGCGGCCGCAGGCCCGGCGCTGGGACTTGCAGAGGGTGTCGAGACTGCCATAGCTGCTGCTATGCTGTTCCGGTTCCCCGTATGGGCAGTATGCGGGGCTGCGCGGCTCGGCTCCGTTTGGGTGCCCGATTGCGTCGACCAGTTGTACATCTTCGGCGATCGCGGTGAAGTCGGCGAGCGCATGGCTGATGCCGCCTGGCGCGAGCACAGCCAGCAGCGGCAATGTGATGTCGTGCTCCCGGACGAGAGCTACGACGACTTCGGTTCGATGCTCCTTGGGCGCGAGGTGATGGCGTGACGTATGAGGAATTTCTCGCGGCCAAGTCTCAGATCGGTACGGATGACGGTTTTTCACCTGGAAAACTCCCGTCTTGGCTCTTCGATTTCCAAGCGCATCTTGTGGAATGGGCTTTGCGCAAGGGACGAGCCGCCATATTTGCCGATTGCGGCTTGGGGAAAACCGCAATGGAATTGGCATTTGCCGATGCTGTGGTTGAGCACACAGGCGGGCGCGTGCTGATCATCTGCCCATTAGCAGTGTCAGCTCAAACCGTTCGCGAGGGTGCGAAGTTTGGGGTTGAGTGCGCAAGGTCATCGGACGGAAGACCCAAGACCGCGATTACCGTTACCAATTACGAGCGTCTGCGTCTATTCGACGCGGAGGATTTCGAGGGCGCGATCTGCGATGAAAGTGCGATCCTCAAATCTTTCGACGGTGTTAGGCGTGCCGAGATAACCGAGTTCATGCGGCGGCTGAAATACCGCCTTCTATGCACCGCTACACCATCGCCGAACGAGTATGTCGAGCTCGGCACCAGCAGCGAAGCTCTTGGCTATCTCGGCCATATGGACATGTTGAGCCGTTTTTTCAAAAATGACCAAGGAAACTCGATCAAGCCTTTTCGGTATAGAGACAAGGGCCGCAATTACGCAAATCTTGACGAAGCGGGCAAATGGCGTTTCAAGGGCCACGCCGAAATGCCCTTCTGGCGCTGGGTGTGCTCTTGGGCGCGAGCCTGCCGCAAGCCATCCGATCTAGGTTTTGAAGATGATCGCTTCGTGTTGCCCCCGTTATCGGAACGTGTTCACGAGGTCGAGGCGCGCACGTTACCCGATGGCGCATTGTTTGCGTTGCCGGCAATCGGCCTGACCGAGCAGCGCGAAGAGCGGCGCCGAACCATTGTCGAGCGGTGCGAACGTGCTGCGGCATTGGTCGCAGACACCGGCGAGCCGGCGGCAATATGGTGCCATCTCAACAACGAAGGCGACTTGCTCGACCGGATGTTGCCCGACTTCGTGCAGGTCAGCGGAGCCGACAGGGACGATGCTAAGGAAGAAAAATTCCTCGCATTCTGCGAGGGACAAGCCCGCGGTCTTATCACCAAGGAAAAGATCGGGGCTTGGGGTCTTAATTTCCAGCATTGTGCTCACTCCGTCAGTTTCCCGACGCACAGCTTCGAGGGCTACTACCAAAGCATTCGACGCTTTTGGCGCTTCGGTCAGCAGCGGCCGGTGACATCTGATATCGTCACCACGCAGGGTGAGAAAAGCGTGCTGTCTAACCTGCAGCGCAAGGCTGCCGCGTCCGATCGGATGTTCGCCTATCTGGTCGAACAAATGCACGAAGCCGAGAGCATTAACCGCACTTCTAATTTTCGCCAAAGCGAGGTCATCCCATCATGGCTTTAGTGCTCGACCAAAAGATCACGAAGGAATACGCGGCTTATAACGCGGACTGCATTGATGTGATGCGCGACCTGCCTGACGGGAAAATTCATCTCAGTGTATATTCACCCCCGTTTGGCGGGTTGTTTTGTTATTCATCGTCCGATCAAGATCTGTCAAATTGCACCGACTACAATCAGTTTTTTGAGCACTACGCTTTCGTTGTGCATGAACTGGCACGGCTGACGATGCCGGGGCGTATGACGGCCGTGCACTGCATGGATGTGCCAAGCGGCAACACCGGAACCGATCACCTGATCGATTTCCCCGGAGACATCATCCGTCTGCATGAGCGGGAAGGGTGGCAATTCATAGCGCGCTATGCGGTGTGGAAAGAGCCTCTCGCCGTCCGCAACCGGACGATGGCGAAGAACCTGGCTCATCGCTCGCTCGTCGAGGACAGCTCGAGATGCAGCGTTGCCTCTGCCGATTATCTTCTGGTCTTCCGCCGCAAAGGTCAGAACCCGGTTCCGATAACGCATGCAACTGGCCTGATGGAATACGCCGGCGAGCGCCAGATGCCGGCCGAACTTCTGAAATATCGTGGCTGGACGGGAAATCAGATCGAAAACCGCTTTTCACACTGGATTTGGAGGCAATATGCCTCGGCCTTTTGGGATGATGTGCGGATCGATCGCGTGCTGCCCTTTAAGAGGGCGCGAGATGAGGATGACGAACGGCATGTTCACCCGCTGCAATTGGACGTGATCGATCGCATTTTGGTGCTGTGGAGCAATCCTGGCGAGACGGTGCTCACGCCTTTCATGGGGGTTGGTTCAGAGGTCTATTGCGCTATTCGTTCCGGACGGCGCGGCATCGGTATAGAATTGAAGCCGACCTATTACCGACAGGCGATTTCTAATCTCGACATGGCCGAACGACCGCGACAAGAGGGCGATCTTTTTTCCGCTGTCGCCGAGTAACGGGTCATGCAAGGGCGCGGTCCTGGTGCCAACGTCGTCCCGCTCAATCGCGAGCAGCGGGCGCCGACGATCGCGCCGTTCGTCCCTACTTACGCCGCGTCGCTCGAGGGGAAAGTACCGCCCCCGCTCGATTGGCTTGTCCCTGGCGTGCTGCTGAGGGGCGAGGTAACGCTATTTGCGGGCGCCACGAAGCTCGGCAAGACCTTTCTGTGCCAGGACATGATGACGGCCGCTGCGCTGGGGCGCCGCTGGCTCGGGCGGGATATCGGCCAGTTTCGCAGCTTCGGATACTTCGCCGAGGATCGCGAGCAGGCACTTGCGCACAGGCAGATCAACATCAACCGCCATTACGACATCAGCCACGCCGATCTCGAGACGGAAGTGTCGTGGCTGTCGCGCGACCAGATCGGGGCGAACGGCGGCAATGCGCGGCTCTGCGAGTTCGAGCGGTTCAGCGCGATCCCCAAGATGACGCCGCGGTGGGATCAGATGGTCAATTTCTGCAAGGATACTGGCGTGCGCGTGGTGCCGATCGACACCAGCGCACGAACATTCGGTGGCGATGAAGTGAACCGCAACCAGGTCACGGCTTATGTCGAAAAGCTGGCTTGGCTCGCCGATACGCTGGGTGGGGCCATCCTGCTCAATGCGCACCCGAACCGTAGCGGCGGGTGGTACAGCGGTTCGTCGGCATGGGAGTCGACGGTGCGTATCACGATCTCGCTCGAGCGCCCGAAGACTTACAACCGCGAGACAGGCACCGACGAGGATGTGCGCATTCTCTACGGAATGGGGAGCAACTACGGCTCCAAGCTCAATGCAACGAAGCTGCGATGGCAGGACGGCGTTTTCGTCACCGAGGAAATGCCCGAGCGCAAGAGGGCGCTGAGCCACACTGAGCGCCTGGACCTGGACTACCGGATGCTGGCGGCGCTGCGCCGGCTCTGCGGCAACGGAACACTGATCCCCGCCGACCCCGAGCTCGATCGCTCGCTCCCGAAGCGTGCCAAGCGGAGCACGCCCGAATATCGGGACTTGCCCTTGCTCGTGCTCGCCGACAGCGTCGAGCGGCTTGTCGCGGATGGCCGTATCGTGAAGGTGGAAATCCGCGGCAATTGCATCCTCCGGCCGAGCGATATTAAGCTGCCAAACGAAATGCCGTGGATGGCGATATGAATTGACATCGCTGCTGCGGATGGGATAACCATTCCGCTGCCCGCGCCTCGGGGCTATCCCAGGGGTTTGGAGAAGACGAATGGCGACGCACCGAGGTCGCAACCGTGCCGCAACCAAAATAGCAGCGGCATCAATCATCGCTCATGATCATGAACACGACTACTCTGCCCTCTTGCTGAAGGTGCGCGAGAGTTTCGATGGGCATAGGGGGCCGTTGTTCAAGACCGACGCCGATGGTCTCTACGAAATTTATCTCGATAGTCTGCCGCAGGAACGGCAGACGCATACTTGTCATGCCTGCGCTCGATTCTTTCGATCTTACGGTTTTCTTGCGACCACCAACGATGATGGCACATTGCGCTCTGCTCTTTGGTCGTCCGATGATGTAGCTGATTTCTATGCAGACGCATTTGCGAAGCTGCGAGCGCGCGTCGAGAAAGCCCGCATTGTGGCACCGTTCTTCTCGAAAGAAAGGATATGGGGAACACCCCTTACAGGGGAATGGTCTCATCCTGCCGTAATTCCGCCGGAAGGAATAGTTTATCGTGAACGCGCCATAACTGCCGGGCAGGCGATGGCCGCAAAGCGAGAGAATTTTGAGACCGTCGCTCGCGCGTTAGCCGTCTACAAGCCAGCGGCTCTTGACCAGCTCATAAGGCTGTTCGATGCCGAGGCTTTGCGCGGCGCTGAAAAGTTCTCCGGACCAATCAAGTGGTTGCGCGCTCTATACGGGCATCCAAAGGGGCGCAAGGGAGAAAATTTGCTGTGGCGCGCCATCGCCACAGCACCGGAGGGGTTCTGCCATCCTCGCACTTCGGTTGCGGCGCCGTTGCTCGAAGCGATCGAGGCCGGTTTGCCGTTCGAGGCTATCAAGGCAAAATTCGACGAGATGACGCACGGGCTACGCTACCAGCGTCCGCAGAGCGCGCCCACTCCGGGCAACATCAAAGCGGCCGAGGCAATCGTCGAGAAGCTCGGGATCGCGCGTTCTCTGGAGCGCCGTTTCGCGCGTCTCGATGAAGTGCCGGCAATCTGGCTTTCGTGCGCTCCAGTTAACGCTGCGCAGACCCATGGAGTGTTCGGACACATAGTGGCCAAAGGACGCGAGCCGATCCCGGTTGTTGATCTTCCTGCCATTACAATGACATGGGAGAAGTTCTCTCGCGCAGTCCTACCCAATGCCGAACGGATTGAGGTATTGGCGCCGGCACGCGGTAATTACCGTGCATTATTGACCGCGCAGCACGCCGATGCCCCTCTGATCTTTAAATGGAACAATCCGATCAGTGGATACGTCTACCACAATGGTTCTCTGGCATCTCGTTGGGGGTTGCCTTCGGGTGGCTGGGTTCCGGTCGTTGCCATCGTCAATGATCCGAGCCAGCAAGAAAATGACGAAGCACATTACCTATCTGGCGATCGTCTGCTGTTGGTTCTGGAAAATGCCTGCGATAGCGGTACTGATCAGGGAAACGCGCTGTTCCCTGAGTGTTTGCGCGGTGACCTATTTCCGATACGCGCGACCATTGAGGCTTATTCCAAGCGAGCATCGATTGGGCCTGCAGACTGTCAGCTTGCTTCGGGATTGGATTTGTCTCGTTCTGTACCAAATTGTACCTTGCGCGCGTTCTTAAATGGCGCGTGGAACCGCTACAACATCGATCGTTGGGATTGAGTTTGTGAGGGGCGTAGCTCAGTGATAGAGCGTCTGTGTTGGAACAGAAGGCCGCAGGTTCAACTCCTGCCGCCCCGACCAATATGATAGGCCCGTAGCTCAGTGAATAGAGCGCCGGCATCCGCAGCCGGAGGGCGCAGGTTTGAATCCTGCCGGGTCTACCAAACTCAGCCACCAAATAGCGGCAACACCTGCGGGGCGGCCGCAACCGACCGCTGCTGATCCCGCGTCTCCACGATGATCGTGAGGCCAGGATGCTCGCTATACCGCTTGATGACACGCTCCTCGCCAATCTGGCTGTCGTCGCGCCAGACGATCTCGTTGAGCCCGTCTAAAGTTTTGCTGATATTGTTTGTGTCGGGCTTGGTCGTCGGCCAGATATGACCGGCGAGCGCAGCCGCTCGATCGCGCTTTGACCATGACTTCGGAACCGCAAACCGCGCCTCGATCGTGACGATCACCGACTCCTCGGTCGGTGGCTGGCCGTTCATTGCATCCCTTGCGAGCATCTTTAGCTGCGCTTCGTAGGATCGCGTCTTGCTGTCCGTGAAGATGGCCGCTCTCAGGCCACCACTTTGGCCAGGTCCGCGCACGACGAAGGCACGGCCTGCGCCCTTGCCGCGAACCGGACCTGGCAGCTCTATGACGATTTGCACCTAAGCAGTCCCGTGTTCGCCCTGCCGCGCCCGGTCGATCTCAGCGCGGCCAAGAAGGTACGAACTGTGACCTTCATTCCCCTGGGGGTACAGGCCGGCATGGTTGTCGTGGCCTTCGGAGGCATCAAGGCGTCCGTCCCGCCGCGCCATGTCATCGATGCTCATCGTCGGCTCGCCTGCGGCACCATTTGTGGTGACGGGCACCGCAGTCTTTCGCGGACGCCCCGGCCCGCGCTTCAGTTCCGGGGGCGCAGGCGGATTGGCCGGCTTCTCGCCATCGCCGCGGAGCCAGGCATTATCGAACCTGACGTGTTCTTCCGTACCCGGCGAATAGGTGTTGCTCCCGTGCCGATCATGCCCGACTTTCCCGGCCGCATAGCCAGCAACGTCGATCGCCTTGAGATTATGCACGGCGAACGCAGCGCGATCCTCGTCGGTTTCCTCGGGCATGATGAATGATCCCTGGAACCCGATCGGCTTGTCCAGAAACGCCATCATGCGGGCCTTATGCTCGTATCGCCGCTGACGCTCGGTCCCGGACATTTTCGCGTCGCGGATTGCCTCGTCGAGTATGTCGAGCGGGATGCCGAGCGATTTTACCGTTTGGTCGCGGAAGACGCGCAGCGAGCGCGCCAGCGACGAGACGGTTTTCTTTGCTTCGACGAGCGCTTGGCCTTGTTCCTCGAGCTTGTCGACGACTTCGAGCAGTTGCGCCCGGCTGTAGGTGCTGTTGGCCGTCGTCGATCCGTCAGGCATTGCCTTGTCCTTGCTGTGGTGCTGGGAAGATGTCCGGGCGCAGCTCATGCAGAGGAATGCCGGTGAGCTTCGCAACGGCCACCGCGTGCTTTGGAGGCACCCGGCTCCACATCGAAACGACGTTTTGTCTGATGCCGATGTGAGTGGCGATCTTGCCGATCCCGCCGGCTGCGGAGATGACGCGCTTCAGCACGTCCGAGCGATCTTTTCTCATGGCGCGGAACGATGCCAGAAAATAATTTCGGTTGCAACGGACAAATATCAGTTGCGCGAACATCCGCAATGTCGTAAGTGTTGAGGTATGACGAAATACCTAGAGACCCCGACATTGAGCCTCGAGAAGCGGCGCGATGCGTTGATAGCGATGCTGAAGACGATGTCGCTGAATGATCCTGGCAGACCCAAGCTTGCGCAGCTCATTGTCAGGATCGAGGATGAGATCGCGGCGAAGGAGCAAGTCAATGGCTGAGGGCACGCTAGATACCACGAAGCTGCCGTACACTGTCGAAATCGACGATTGCGGCTGTGGCTACCACCGGTACCATATCGTGGGGCCTGGTCAGATTGCTATTACTACCTTTCACAGTCAAGACGAGGCTGAGGAATATGCTTTTAATCTTTCCCGCGCCTATCTCGCCGGTGTCGCAGCCGCGCTTACGACGCTGAAACAATGACCCCGCGGGACGAGCATGGCCGCTTCACCCGCGCCGGCCGAGCGAATGTCGGTCTCCGCGTGCGCGAGACGCCGTGTCGTCATCGTAAGTTCACGCGTAACCAGATAGCGCTTATCGTAGTGCTGGCGCTTATGTCGGCAGCGTTCGGCATGATCGTCGGCGCGGCGCTCGAAACCTACATGGTAGGAGTTTGCCGCGATAAAAACTCTTTTTTTAACGGAGACAAAAGCTGATGACTGACACCACCGAATTGCGTGCCGAATTGGTCGCATCGAGAGAACATGCGGCGGCCGAAGTCGAGCGGTGGGCAAAGGAATTCGACATTGCGCGTGCGGCTCTTGCCGCGCATGACGCCGCCGTCGCTGCGATGACCGAAGCCGATCCTCCCCGTGAGCCGCTGTCTCCCACCAACCTCGGTCCGACACAGAAATCCGCCCGCGCACCGCGGCGCAACATCGCCGAGGAAGTCTATTACCGGCTGAGCGGCATGCCTCAGACGATAGAGGCATTGGCTGAGATGATCGGCGGGACACGGCCCGCTCAGGTGCAAGCTGCGATCCTGAAGCTCGGGGATAAGGTGTTGGGCGTTGATGGCGGATTCATTCGAAGCGGGGCGACACCGCCCGTGCCGATGGCAGCCGAAGAATGAATCTCATCCCACCAAGCATCGACGAGCAGATCGCCAGCGTCGAGCGTGAGATCGCCATGCGGCTGCGCGTCTATCCGCGTTGGGTTGCCGATCGACGGATGACGCAGGAGAAAGCCGAGCACGAGATCGCCTGCATGAAGTCGGTTCTTGAGACGCTGAAAGCGGTCAAGGAAAATGCCGGAAATTAATTGGGCAGCGCTATGGCGCCAGGCCAAGGAGCAATCGATCCTTGACTGCGAAAGAGAAACGCCCAGCGTCGGGTTCTGGGCCGTTGCGCTGGTCAACAGAGGGCCGCTTGTTCCTGTCGCGATCATGCGGATTGAAACGGCGAGTGAACCCGGCGAGCCTGAGAACGACATGAGGGGCACGCGCAGCCCATTTCTTGCGGCATTCATAGCGGGCGAGATCGTCGGGATTGATGACGTGCGCCGGCTTCTGATGAAGGCCACGCCGATTACCGAGAGCGAGTATGCCTTCCGGGTTGCTGACCTGAAATATGCGCAGCGCTATGCGCCCGACGAGGCCCAGGCACAGCCGCACAAGCCGGTGGACTGGCTGCAAGCCGCATTGCCGTTCTGAAAAACAGGAGGTAACCCCCATGCGCATGAAGCAGGTATCATCGAGCCAAATCAGCCGGATCGGCTATGAGATCGCGACCAAGACGCTCGCAGTCGAATTTCATCCGCGAAAAGACGAGACTGTCGGGGCAGTCTACCATTATGACAATGTGAGCGCCGAGGATCATGCCGCGTTGATGTCCGCGAAAAGCATCGGCTCGCACTTCGGCAAGCACATCCGCAGCGACCCGGCGAAATATCCTTACAGGAAAGTGTGAGATGTCGAAGCGCAAGGGTGATCCGGGCTATGCTCCCGGCTGGTGCATTCACTACCGCTACAATGGGAATATTCGGCTCGGCGATCCGGCGGATACATGCGAAGCGGGCGTGAAATACAGTCTCTTTCGCGATCACAGGTTCGATATTAGGCCGCGTTTTCTCACCAAGGATGGGAAATCAAAACCGGGCGCAGTTCATTGCGAAAATCTGCGCTTGCCCACGCCCGAGGAAATCGAGGCCCATGAAAAATGGATTAATGCCCGGATGAGCAAGATGGCCACAGTGCAAACCGGAATTGCCGAGTGGCGAAAAGCTCATAAAGGCCGATCGGCCAGCGAGATTGTCGAGTGTCCGGCATGCAAGGGACGCCTGCATCTTTCTATCTCGGCTTACAACGGGCATATCCATGGGAAATGCGAAACCGAGGGGTGCGTATCATGGATGGAATAGAAAACGATCTCGTAGCCTCTTCGCACGGTCTCAATTGGATTTGGCTCGATGAGCACGGCCATGTCCAGATCGAGCCGGAAGCGCTGATCGCGTATCTTGCCGAGGGGGCAGAGCCGTATATCGTCCGCAGAGACGAGCTGCTTGCTGCGCTGGATCGTATCCCTGCAGTGATCGAAGACGAGGAATGGAACAAGAAAGCGACCGATTACGTCGGCATGATCACCAAGCTATTGAAGGCCATCGAGGCGGAAAGGGAGGCGCGCAAGTCGCCATTCTTGGCGGCGTCGCGCGCAGTCGATGGCTATTTCGGCGCGCTCGTCGACAAGCTCGGGACGCCCAAGGGACGCGACCGCGCCGGTCAGGCGCGCGAGATCGTCGAGACCCGCATGACGCTCTACCAGCGCGCCAAGGCCGATGCCGAGCGCCGGGCACGAGAGGAAGCGGCCAAGATCGAGCGGGAAGAAGCCGAACGGCGCCGGCGCGAGGCCGAGCAAGCTGAGAGGGTCGCGCAGACGGAGAAAGACCTGCAGGCGGCGATAGACCGCGATACAGCCGCTCGCCAGGCGGAAGCCGATGCTAGCCGCATCGAGAAGGCCGCAGCGGCGCCGCTGGCCGATCTTAGCCGTACTCGCTCCGATTTGGGAGCCACGTCGAGCCTAACGCGGTTCTGGACGTTCCGCGCGCTCGACAGGGCGGCGCTCGATCTTGAAGCGCTGCGGTCGCATCTGCCGCACGACGCGCTTGAGGCGGCGGTGCGCAGCTTTATCAAAGCCGGGGGCCGCAAGCTGGATGGCGTTGAGATTTTCGAGGACAGCCGCACGAGGGTCAGAGCATGAGCGATTTTCCACCCGGCGAATATGCCATTGTCGAGCTTTTCGGGCACACCACTCTTGTCGGCCGCATCGCTGAAGTCGAGCGCTTCGGCGCCAAGATGTTAGCGCTGGAACCCTTGTTCGAGGGAGAGTTCCTGCCCGCTATTTTTCATGGTGGTGCAGCGATCTATCGACTCACGCCATGCTCTGCGGAAGTTGCTTTCGCCCGCGGGGCAACTGAGAGCTGGGAACTGCCGGCCGCAATACGAGCTATTCTTCCGGTCGAAGCACTTCCTGCGCCAATTGAATTTGAAGATGAAAGCGCGGAATACGAGGTGCCGGACCCTTATCCGGCGGAGGAGCCGGAGGATAAATTGATATCAAATGATCAAGGCGAGCAGTTCGCGCCAATTGACGACGATGAAATCCTCTTTTAGCCGGGAGAGATCGTAGCCATGCCGCCATACCTCAAGCTCACCCGCACCGATGGCCGCGCTATCCATGTGCCGACGCCGTTTGCCTTCAGCGAAGACGCTGGCGGCACGCTGTTGCACATCGCCTGGATGCCGTTCGTGGTGAGCGAAACGCCCGAGCAGATTTGCTCAATGCTCGGGATCACACGACCTACGGTTGGGGAGCACGACAAGCTGCGCACGGCTGCGCGCCGGGTTGTCGACGCTCGCTACCGTCTCCCCCGAACGGGCATCGAATGGCATGACCTATCGAGCGCCATCGCGGCGCTTGCCGATATTGTCGGCGGTGGCACCCTCGAAGATCAGGGGAAATCGTGATGTCTGACCAGCGCAATGCGGTCACCACGACCGACAAGCCGAATTTCGATCAGCTTTCGAGGATGCCGGTTGAGCGCGCCGTCGACGTGTATATGCCTGATATCATCAATTCGCTGCCGCCGGATGTGTCGCCTGAGCATTTCCGCAGCGTCGTGATGACCGCGATCAACATGAACCCCGATCTGGTCTCGGCCGATCGGCGCACGCTGCTGATGTCTTGCATCAAATGCGCGAGCGACGGTTTGGTTCCGGACGGTCGCGAGGCCGCGCTGGTCATCTACAAGACGAAAGTGAAAGTGCCCAACGGCAACGGTGGGACGATCGAGCGCTGGGTCGACGCAGTGCAGCTAATGCCGATGGTCTATGGCATCCGCAAGCGAATGCGTAACAGCGGCGAGGTCGCCAGCGCTGACGCGCACGTCGTCTACCGGCATGACAGGTTTCGCTACGCCCTCGGCGATAATGCCTTCATCGAGCACGAGCCGGCGGCGCTGGATGTCGATCCCGGAGACATCATCGGTTCCTATGCCATCATCAAATTGAACAATGGCGAAGTGCTGCGGGATGTCCTGCGCAAGTCCGACATTGAGCGGGCGCGGGCGCAGAGCAAGGCCAAGGATGGCCCGATGTGGCGCGATCATTACGGCGAGGCGGCACGCAAGACGGCCTTGCGGCGCTGCGCTAAATCGGCACCGCAATCCGCAGCGATGCAGCGGCTATCGACGATGCTGGATCGCGGGGAGGAAATCGAAATGCCGGACGGCAGCGCCGTGATGCCGCCGCCTGCGCGCCCTCAGCGTTCCGAATTCACCAATGACGAAACCGCAGTGACCGAGTCATCCGCTGCGCTGGAGCAGGTCTTTGCGCTCATCGATTTGGATGGCGTCGAGCACGAATTCGGTGCCGTCGCGGAAGTCCAGGCGAAAATGCTCGAGCTCATCGGGGATGCGGAGAAGCGCGGCATCAAGGCTCTCGACGGGCTGATGGAGAGCAACGGCGAGATGTTCGCGTTCCTTCGCGATGCGGGAAATGTCGATGCGTGGAACGCGATCATGGGCGCGGCCAATGCGGCTGTGAAGCGCATAGAGGCGGCTGCGGCACGCCCTACTACGACGGCTGGCGCTGCTCAGCCGGTCACGCCCCCATATTCGTCAGGGAGCGCCTCAACGGCGAGCCCTGGGGCGGCTGGCAATGCGAGTGGCCAGCCTGCGGCACAGGATGCACCAAACCGCTCTGAAGCCGCTCCTGCGCAGCCCACGCTTGCTATCGACAACACGCAGGAGCCGCTTCCCGAGCGCAGCGCATGGTTCGATCGCCCGTCGCTTCTGATCGAGCCGCGGAGCAAGAACGGGCGGCAGGATTGGGCGGCGTGGAAGGATGCGCAGTTTTTGCCGCGGATGCGCAGCGCCACGACAACAGAGGACATGGCACATCTGCTCGGTGACAACGAGGCGAACCTGGGGACGTGCCGCAATGCGCTTGGGTGCGCGGCCGAGCTGAAGGCGGCAATAGAAGCGCAGTGGGCGCGGATACCTGCGTAAATTTCGGGATAAAAACGATCATGCGCCAATCCGTCTTCGTGGCTCTCGCGTTCTTCGCCTTCCTCACCGGGCATTTTTGCTTCTTACAAGCGATCCTCGCTTCCAGACGGCCGAATAGGGATCTGGTCTATGTCGGCATCTTTACCGTTCTTGGTGTTGGTGCTGTCGTATGCGCATGTGGCTTTGTAAAGTATGCGAGCGTTTACTAAACCATTAACGGAACTCGGCCACGCGCCCAGCCAGCGATCTCAAGTAGCTGGCGTCCCCAGCCGCCCAAGCTCCCCGGTAGCTCTTCATGTCGGCGAGAACTGCGTCGAGCGGTTCTCCCTTCTCGACGAGGCAGTACGTCGCGACCGCGATGCCAGTGCGGTTCTGCCCGTCGCGACAATGGATATAAATCGGCTTCGGCATCTCGCGGATGGCGGCGAGCACTGCTTTGATGTGCCGATCCTCGATCCCGGAAGGACCGAGAGCGAGCGGTTCCCAATCGGGAAGATGGCGATAATCGACTGCTAGTCCGTCCCAGGCCGCGCGGTCTTCCTCGAACAGTTCAAGATTGATGACGCCGCGCACGCCGTTTGCGAACAGCCATCCCGCCTGCGCGGCATCTGGCCGGGCACCGCGCCACAGAACGGCATCGACCGTGGCGAAATTAGCAGGGGTGATGGTTGTCATGTGATCAGCCCGCCGCGCGCATCGCGAAATTCGGTCGACCCGGCAATCTGCTGGTGCGCCCAGAGATAATCGTAGGGGCACTGATCCCAGCGGTAGATGTCCGCTGTGCGGCTATCGAGTATCCAGACCTCGCCGCCGGCATTGCAGCCCAGCACCGCATGGTACTGGCGAATAGGCGGCTGTCCGGCGCCTGGCGGTTCCGGTTCGGTCCAGCACAGCACGACGCCCATGTCCGCTGGCGGCCATCCCTGCTCTCGCAGCGCCTTCGCCTTGGCGATCGTATAGTCCCGGCATTCCCAAAGCATCCCAGGAGATGGCGCGTCGATCCAGACATCTTGCGTCTGATCCGCGCCGAGCCCTTGGTAGGGAATGGCGTTGATCTGGTCATTCACCGCGCGAAGCTGGGCGAGTTGTTTGGGCGTCGCGGTCATGGGCATTCGCCTTCCCAGCCGAGCGGCATGCGGAAGCCGGCCGCGTGCGCGTGGCCGCCGCCGCCGTAACCGACCGCGATCGCCTGGCAATCCGGCCCGTCATCCGTCGAGCGCAGCGAAAACACGCGGCCTTCCGGTGTGTCCCAATAGCAGGCCGCGATCCCACCAGCACCGATGGCCATCTTATGACCAGCATCGCTCGTCATCGTCAGCGGCAGGTTGGCGACCGGCATGCGCAAGCCGCCGATCACCATCTCGCGCTGCACGACGGGCAGGAGGTTGGCGATGTCCTGCTTGTGCTTGCGCTCGATCGCGGCACCTTCGACGATCAGCGACGACAGATCGTCCTTCGCCATGTAATCGGCCCACAACTCGAAATCATAAGGATGCGAGAACAGCGCCGCGGAGATCAGCCGCGTGTAGGGCAACTGGAAACGCCACAGATCGCGGTCCTCGATGTGGTCAATGAGCCGCGGGCGCGTCCGGCCCGGATGGAAATAGTCCCAGGCCACGCCAGCCCCGGAGCGGTTCATGTCGAAGATGGCACCGAACTTCGGATCGCCGATCCCGTGGTGCCGATGTTCTTCATACGGCCATGTGACGAAGGGCATGAACTCCAGGTCTTCCGCGGCGCTCTTGTGATGGTCGAGTACCAAGAGCGTGTTGCAGCCGGCGATGATCTGTTCAAGGACCGGACGCTTATAAGAGAAGTCGACCAGGATAACGTCCCGGAAGGCGACGTTTGGCGGCGCTTCCTGGTAGACGCCCGGAAAGAACTCGACATTCTCCTCGCCCAGCGCGTGGCGCACCGCCCAGGCCGCACCAAACCCGTCCTGGCAATTGCCGTGGTAGATGCAGAGTGTTTTCATGGGCACGTCCCAATATGCGGATGCGCGTTGCAGTAGGCGGTAAACCCCGGCTCCTGGTAATTCGGCCCAGGCCGTGCCGGAACGGGTGCCACTGATGGAGCGATGGCGCAAGCGGCGACAGCTAATGCCATCGCCATCAAAAGCCAGCGCACGGCTACCGCGCAGCCACAGAGCGCAGGATCGCGCGCGCCTGATCTGGCGTCATCGCTGGCGCGGGCGCCGCCGGGAGCTGCGACGCGACGAGATTGATGCCGCCCTCAACCAGCGGCGCAAGCAGCGACGCGGCGACGACGTACTGGTTGCCCGGCAGTACGGCATTGGCGACCGAGAGCGCATCGTTCAGCGCCACCTCGAATGTCTGGAGCGCGGTTGCATTCGATGGGATTGCGGGCATCCCGGCCAGCGCTGTGGCTGCGGCTTGGACCTTCGACAGATCGGTCTGAACTTGCGCCAAGGCGGTCGACGAGACGCCGGCCGTCTGGAGCGCGCTGACGATCGCCGGCAAGCCGATGGCGAGGGTCTGCACATCCTGTGCGGCCTGCGTGGTGATCGTCGAGACCGTGACCGGCTGCGTGGTGGTGCCCGACGAACAGCCAGAGAGAAGAACGAAGCCGGCGACCGAGGCAGCGAGAAGTTTGCGGATCATGAGTTTTGTCCTTGCATTTGCAGAGTGGCAATAACGCCAGCAGGATTAACGACGATGGCGGGAGGCGTAGGAAGCGGGGATACCGTAGGCACTGGCGCGGGCGCCGGCACCGTCTCAATGGCCTGCAACAAGGCTTCCGCAGCCGGGGTCTTGCGAGTGCCGAGCCACGCGACAATGCCCTTCTGAACGGCATGCCCGAGAAAGAGAATGCCGCCGGCAACAAGACCTTTGAGCGAGTCCGGCGGAGCGCCGTGGAAGCCGGTCCACGCCCAATCGACGAACGGCAGTACCGTGGCGATCGTCAAGCCACCGATGGCAGTCGTGGTCAGCGATGCTGAAGGTTGATCAGCCATTGTCGTCTCCAAAATAGGCGGCAAAGGCGGCGGCGGTATTCGGCCCCCAAATGCCGTCCGCAGTGACGCCGAGAGTGGCTTGCCATGTTTTCAGGAGCGCCGTTTTATCCACGCCCGTCTGTTGCGTAGGCTGCTGCCACTGCTCAGGAGGTGGCGTTGCCATCCATGCGCACAGATCGCGCGGCGATGTCGCATGCGGAGCAAAGTCGCTGTCGATCTCGATCCCGAGATGCAGCCCGCGTACGTCGCCGACATCCTGTTGCATATCTTCGTTGCCGCCCGCGATGTCGGCGCGGGTGCCGCGCATGCCCATGCCGCCCGCTACCCACGAAAACTTGGCGATGCCGGCAGCCTTTAGTTCCTCAGTGAGCGCGCCGTTGCCATAGGCGATCATGGGCTGTGTGTCGACGCCGGCATGCACCGCGGCTGCATAAGCACGGCAGGCCAAATCTTGTGCGGTCTGTTCGTCAAAATCGAAGGTCAGCACGAAAGCTGTATCGAGAGGTTGCCGGACCGAATTCATGTAGGCCGCGATAGCGTCGGCATCGTTCGATCCAGCCGATGCGCCACCAAGCGCGCGCTCAGCGGTTGTCTCGAAAATCGGAATGATACCAACCTCGACGCCGGCTGCCGCGCCGGCTGCGAAGATCGCATCCCGATCGGCCGGGCTGAACAGCTTGTAGTATGGGAGGAAGATGCGAACGCCCTTGCTGATCGCCAGCGGCGCGATGGCTCCGATGTGCTGATCGGCGTCAAATGCGAGTAGCCCTGCCATGTGGTCTCCGATCAAAGCCCGAAATGCGAGAGGAACGCCGCTCCCTTTTCCGACACGACGAGATGCAGGGTGGCGAGCACTCCGGTTGCAATATACACGATCCGCATAATTTTGGCGTTCTGATCCTCGATCAGCTTGAACTTGATGTTGTTCTCGTTGTGCATCCGCAACTGCTCGGCCTTCAGCTCTGCCTTGTCCTTCTCGCATTGGGCCATATGCCCGGCCAATGTGACGGCATTGGTAGCATCGGCGACCGCATTTGCCACGGCATCCTTGACGAGCGCGGCAACATCTTGGCGCCTGCTGAAATAACCCACAATCCTATCTCCGCGCGGATGTAAAAGGATGCGCACCGAGCGTCGCATGGCTCAGCCTATAGGATGGTTTACCGCCCAGCATAAGCCCGCTCCCCGGTTGAGATGATCTTGTGTTTTTCTTATTAAGCGAAAGCCAACGATACAATAATGAGTTAACGCGCCGGCTCTCTGATCGGTGCGCCGGTTTCCCGGTGTGCGCGCTTTCTTTCCGCGGCGATGTCGAGTATCGAATTGTCTCCGGACAAACGGCTCTGCTGAATGATCCTGTTTGCGGCGACCCGGTGGCCGCGCGCAACGGCCTTGTCGATCATGTCGATCTGGACGCCGGGCGGTCTGTCGTCAAATCCCGGTTCCTTCAAGGTGTTTTCGACCTGCTGACGCGCCAGCCGTCCCGCTTCCCGCGAATAATCCGCATATTGCTGCTCGGTCAACGCGACGCCTCTTATCCATTGCTGCGGCATGCGCGGCGTGATCCCGAGGGACTGAAGTTTCAAATCGACGGGATCGTTTCGCAAATGCTCATAATTGCTAAGGAGCCAGCCCCGGTTTGGTTCGGGCTGCCCCCAGAAATCATAGCGCGGATAGAGGGTTTCGGACTCACCGGGGATGATCGCCTTCATGGCGTCAACGGTACTTCTGACGCGGCGGGTATAGGGATCGATCATGTGCGTCGTGCCGCGCGCAAGCCCCGAATAGGGGATCAGGCTCGATGCGAACTGTCTGATCCACGCCGCGCCGTAGCGATCATTGTTGTTGATTGCCTCAAGCATCCGCTGCGGCCCGGAAAAGGCGCTTTCGTCGATAATGTTCTGGCTGACCGCATGCACCAGATCGGCCGCTGCTTGGCTGAATTCGCCATGGCCAACATCACCCGCTATCTTGGCCAAGTCGGCGGCAACGCTGATCTGCATGCCGATGGTTCCGAGCCGCAGCACGTCAAACGACAGATGCCCGATGTTGAGACCATGCGGCATGCCATGGGTTCGGCGCCACCAGTATGCCTTGACGGGATCGCTCGGCCCGGAGTCATTGAGGTGCCCGAGATAATAGAGGCCACCCGCTCCGAGCATGAGCGTGGTCCCGGCCAAAATCCGTCCGGCCCGCAGATCGAACGCCAAGCCACCGTTGCGCATCATCAAATCGTCGCGCGCCGCTCCCGTGAAGGCTTCGAGCGGCGTCCCGTTCATGTAGGCGGTGCGCAGGATGTTGCCCTGGATTTGCACGAACGGATCGACATACATGCCAGGCCGGAATGTCCCGAGCGGGATTTCGAGTTTGGTGCCGGGGACTTTCAGCGGCTCAAAATATCGCCCCCGATGGAGCAGCCGTGATGCCGCGCCGATCACCGAGTCGTAAGGCGCGCGGGTCACGAGCGCACCGGCATCGGCGTATTTGCTGGCTTCTTCGATGATCCCCTTTGTCGGGTTTTGCGTCAGATCGGCGAGCCGCTTGGCGAAGTCCTGCGTGCCGGGGATCAGCCCTTCGTTCTGGGCCGTCTGGAACGCGAGGCGCCCAAGCCCTTGGCGGTAAAATGCCGTCCAATTGAACGAGTGCAGCGCCGATACCATCCGCATCGGCATCTCAAGGGTTTTCCCGATCGGTATCTCGCGGCCCGCGATTGTCGGATTGGGGATGATGCCGGCACCTTGCTGCGCCATCTGGCCGGCTTCTTTGCGCAGAGCCGTCACTTCGGCCGGGATGATCTGCTGGTTTTCCTTGATCGCCGTATAGGCCGCCCGCATCCCGTCGATCGAACCGAAGAGATAGCCGTGGACTTCCGGGGCGACCATCCGGATTGAGGCGTAGGGCGCCGTCGTCGGGCGACCGCGCAGCATGTCGAAAGCATACCGCGCCGCACCGACTGCGGACTGAAACGGCGTCGCCCAGAACTGCCGGTAAAGCGCAAAGACCTGGCCGGCAGCCCAATAGGTCGCATGGGTGAACGGATTTGACAGGATCCCATTCGTCCAAGCGGCTTGTATCCAATCGAACAGTCCCGGCTTCATCGCATCGCGCAGGAATTTGTTCGCCGGCCCCGCCTGGTCGAATGCCGTGAGCTTCTGGAAAAGCTGCAGCATCTGCTCGGGGGTGCGCCCTGTGGCATCCTGAAGCGACTGGCGCAGCATTCCGCTCTGCTGCGTGGTCGCGGCCGTCCAGAATTCTTGGCTCCGTCGAAGCGCGCGCAACGATCGGCCGGCTTCAGCGGTCGCTTGCGAATACAGCCCCTGGATCATGTCGTGACGCAGCAACGCCGCAGTCGCGGTTGCGATATCGGCGTCGCTTCCGGTTTCGATGGCCTTCGCCCCCAACTCGGTCACATGTGCCGTCGACTCCGCGAGCGTCTTTTCCAGGAGCTTGATTTCGCTGTCGGTAAAACTCTCGCCGATCTCCTTCGTGAAAACGCGATCGGGCGTCGTGCCGAGGACATTGGCCAGCGCGTTGCGCTGGGCATCGGTCACGACACCACGGCGCCGCTCGGTGAAATCAGCGTTGCGCTCGGCTGCCTGCCTTAGCGCCTCTTTCCACTCTTCCGGCGAGTTGATGTTGTCGAGCCGAATGTTCCCGGCCTTGTCTACAAGCCGGGTGTCGGTTCGGGGGATATCGGTGGCGGGGCGTTCGGCTGTTGTTGTTGCTGTTGTGCTGCGAGCGCCCGCTGGCGCAACTTCACCGCCGCCCGCGCCGACCGCTCGAGCTGGGCCAGGAGCTGCAGGTTCTCCACCGACTGCCCCGGCCGCAACTGCATCACGATCAGGCTGTTGACCCGCGCCCGGCTCTCCGCCAGCGCCGCCTCCAGGTCCGGGTTCTCCGGTGCTTGTGAGTTCTGCATGGATTTCGGGACTCCGTTCCGCGGCGATGTCGTTCGCCTCGTCGGTGATATGATCCGCCGCCGCCGCGGCTTCGTTTGCCGGCGTGCGTTCGGCGATCGCCTCGTGCCGTGCGGCAAAATCGGCGGCTTCCGCTTCCGGCGTGATCAGCGTTCTCTCAGGCGCCGTCAGCATGCGATCGAACACGCGGCGGATATCGTCGCTGATCGGCGAGCGCAGCCGCCCGACCGTCTGGTAGATGTTGGTCAGCCATGTCTTGAATTTGGCGAAGACGCCTGCCAATGCCTGCGTCGGCGCGCGGCCTTCCATCATGTAGCGCTCGACGCCACGGGCGAATTTCTCATGCTGCGCCCGGCTCGGGCTCGCGCCTTCGTCGACACCAAGCCATTTCTGCACCGTGTCGGCATCGGCCTTGACGGCAGGCGTTGCACGATCGTCGGCAGCGTCGCGGGTCAGTTCCTCAAACCAGCTATGACCCAACTCATGGATCGCCGTCGAAGCGTCCGCGCGGCCGAGAAGCCGGATCGTCGAGCGCGCGTCGCTGATTGTGATAGCGCCGCGCTTCGCGCCCGGCCCCGCCTCAATCGTCGGCGCTTCCTCCGCGTAAAGCTGCTCGGGTGTCGTGCCTTCGAGGTTTGCCGAACGCGCCGCGTAGCGTGCCGCCTGGATCGCTCCGACTGCATCGGCTTCTTCCGCCGGCCGCCCTGCCGCCATCAATTGCCGGGCAACATCCTGCGCGATGGGCATCGACAGCGGGGGCGCTGCGGGCGGCGCTGGTGCGCCTGGCGCGGTTCCGGCTGCAGGCGTAGCGGGCGTGGTCGCTTCCGGCGCTGGCTGCGGCTCGGGCGCGACCTCTGGCGGGGTTGCTTCGGCAGCCGGCATCGCCTCGCTGGCCGTCCGGTAGGCTTCGCGCACCTGCGGACTCAAATCCCACATGCGATGGGTTTCGGCCAGCAATTGTTGCCGCGCGGCCGCCATCTCCGCGGTATCGCCGGTTTCCGGCAGGGCGTCGACGAGACGTTGCCGGTCATTGACCGCAGCCGTGATCTGGCGCCGCAATTGTCGACCGGCGGCGGTCGTGGCCGGCTCCTGGCCCTGCATCTGCCGCAGATCGCCGAGGCGCTGATCGAGCGCGGCGATCTCGGGGCTTGATTGCTGTTCGCGTTGCGCTTGCAGGTCATCAATTTGCCGGCGCAGTGCGTCGGCGCGAAGACCTGTCGCATCAAATTCCGCGAACAGATCAGGGTTGGCCGCCCGCGCTGCCGATTGGATATCGGGCGTAATAGCCGGGACAGTTGGAGGTTCGCTCGGGATGGCGGCAATGGCTGCATCCCGTTCGGCTTGAACTTCCGGCGTCGGCGTCGTCAAATCGAAATAGCCGCCATCGCTTTCGCCGATCGCCGCCAGTGATCGGGCTTCGGGGATCGAAGCGGGACGGAACGGTTTCCCGAGCGCGCGTGCCTCAATGCTTTCGATGGTGACTTCGCCGCGCGGTGCCGGTTCAACCGCCAGATTGCCGGGACGCAGGCGTTCTGGATTGAGCGCGCTTACGGCTTCGCGGTTTGCTTCGCTTGCCGCCGAAAACGGCGTCGGCGGCTCCGGAACGTGCATTCGCAGCATGCCGGGTGCCCCGGCGAACGGGCCTCCGGTCTGGATTGAGCCGGCAATTTCTCGGGCCAATTCTCCCGGCGCCAGTGCGCCGATGACCGGAACGTTCTGAAGCTCCTGTCCCGTCTGATAGACCCCGGCCGCGGCCCCTTCCTGCGCGGCGGCGATATCGCGATAGGCAACTTCCGCCGTCCCCATTGCCCATGCCAAGGGACGGAGCATGGCCTCGTTATAGCCTTTGATGAACGATGATCCGGTGGTGCTCCCGAGCGCCCGCGACACTGATTGCGCCGGCCCCATGATCGTTGCGAGCGCATCCTGGAAGACGCCGGACTTCTTCAGGTAATCGATGGTTTTTTCATCCCAATCGATCGGGAGTGCGCCCCAGGCATGCTTTGCGCCCGCACCCATCGCATCGAGAATGCGCGCGCCGGGAGTATCGCCGGTGAAGAGGGAGTCCCACTGGTCGCCCTGCATGACCCCGCCGCCCTCAGCCAGCACATAGGAGTTCGGCGGCTGCGGCGCGTAGCGGGACATGAATTCGTCGATATCGGCGGGAGCGGCGGCGTTCTCCGGTGCTGGCGCGCGGCGGGCCAGAAGTTCATCGATGCTGGCAGCCGGGGCCTGCGGCGATGGCGTGACCGGCAGCGGCGGCGCCATCCCCGCGGCAGTCGCACCCGCCGAGACGCCGGGATCGGTTGACGGATTGGTTCCTGCCATCGCTCAGCGCATCGGGGCTTGCGGTTCGGCCGGCGCAGCGGGTGCCGGCGGCGTTGCTGCGCGAGGAACAATCCAGCCGCGCTCGATGCCGATCTGCTGGCCTTGCGCCTTGGTCAAGGTGCCGTTGGAGATCGCCTTCGCGAGATCGTCCTGGGTTTCGATCTTCACTTCCGGCGCAGGCTGCGGCGCGGTCATGAAATCCTTCTGGAACTCTGCCGCAGAGCGCTTGTACGGCATGGCCAGCGCATAGATTGCGTTGGTCATCGGGCTATCGCCTTTTGTCGGATCGCCCTTACCTTGGTCGATGAGGCGCTGCGGCGAGTCCCAATACTTCTGGAAAACAGGCATGAAGCGGGCGAACGATGCCATGCCGACAGGATCAAGCTTGTTGGTCCCGTCATCCTCGAAGGCGAGGAAATGCTTCACCGCTTCGAGCTGCGCGGCCTTGACCTGAAGATCGGCGGCACTTTCGGGTTTCTTCGTGCTCGCCAAGTCGAGAGACGCCTGTTTCAGCCCGTTCTCGCTCAACCAGCGAAAGCCGGTTTGATCAGGAACCGTCATGGCCAGGAGTTGCGAATAATCGGAAATTCTATTGGGATCGTCCGGCTTTAATCCCATGCGTTTAACCACGTCGTAATAGCCCGGCCCGAAATCCCGAAGCCCCGCGTCAGGCGTGTTCTTGTTGTGCTCGTCGAGGAGCGCCCACAGATGCGCCCGCACAGGCTCGCTGACCTCGGCTGCGGCGATTTGGTTGACCATGTCCGGGCCGCTGTCACCAGCCATCAGCCGCTTTACGATATTATCCGCGACCAAGCCCTGCTGTTCGGTGATCGCCTGCTTTTGCAGCGCCAGCGCAGCGTCCTTGGCGCGAAACTGCGTGTCCTCAACGGCGATAGCATGCTGGAGCGCTTCAGGATTTGTCTGCGCTCGCGGATCGTCGATGAGATGCTGTATGGTCGCTGCGTGCCGCTGTGCGAGTTCCGATTGCGCGAGCGATAGCCCCTCGATGCTCGGCGGCTGCGCCACCGGCGGGGTTTGCGGCTGACCCGGCGGCAATGCAGTTGGAATCGGCTGCGCCTGGGTGCCGGCCCCCGTCTGTCCGGCCGTCGCATTCTGGTATTTCGCCAGATTTGCTCCGTAGGACGACATGTTTGCCGTCGTCCATTGGTTGCTGTTGCGAAGCGCGCTCTGAACCGATGCAGTCTGGCCTTGGCGTAATGCCGTGAGCAAATCGCCGCCCGTCTGCTGCTTATAGGCGTCCTGGGCGATTTGCCATGCTGCGGCGTCCTGATTGGGCGGTGAAAAATCGGTCGCCCCAATTTCAGGCGCTACCTTGTCCCACGTGCTCGCGACGATCTGATAGCGGCCTGCTGCCGAACTCGGCCCTTGAGGCCCCGGCGCGTAGACGCGGGGATGATCGGCGTAGCTGGAGAATGTGGCGTCGCCCCGCGATCCATTCCATCGGACATTGTAGGCACCGCCGCTCTCGGGGCCTGCAAGCGTATCCAGCAGCGCCCGACCTTCGGGCGGAATGGAAGTATTTACCGCGTTGCTGCTTACGGCGGGAGCCGATTGTTGCGTCGATGCGCTGCCTGCGCGCCCTTGCGCATCGTTCAGCATGCCCATGCCGATGGCGGCATTTCCGCTCGTTTTGAGCTGCCGCGCCAACTCATCAAAGTTCTTCGATGCCGAGAGCACGTCCTTGTTGCTGTCAAAAAGCGATTGGGCAATGCCCGGCTGATTTCGTCCGAGAGCCGATTTGATCGCCGCCTCCACGGTGTCGACCTTGGCTTGATGCTCATGCGCCAGGATGATGGCGTCTTGCTCCGGCGTCGTGGGCTGCCCCGATGGCGGGAGAATTCCCACGGACTGATCGGCCTGCATCAGCGCGCTCGCGGCCTGTCCTTCCGCCGTCAAGAGGGCATTCGGGTCTTGCCAGCCCCGCAAAGCGGCGTCGTTCAGCGCATCGCTGTAGCGGGTCTTCTGTACCGTCCCAGCCCATACCTTCGACTCGTCATCGTAATGCCGCCCGATCTCGGCTGTTATCCTCGCTGTGTAGTAGCGTGCCTCATTGCTGAACATGACCTGCGCTTGGGTCGTGCTGAGACCGCCGAGCGCCTGTTGCCGCGCATCCTCGATCGCCTTCAGCGTTGCGCCGCGGTTATCCATCGCGGCCTGTCCGTGCATCCCGTAATAACCCACATCGCCGGGCGTATCCGGATCGCCGAACAGGATTTTGTTCACCTTGTCCGTAAACCCTGAATTGGCCTGCTGCGCCGACAATTCGCTGTAGGTGTTGGTAAGCTCGTTGCCGGTCTGGGCGAGCTGCGCCCCGGCATGCTCGAGCGCCTGCCCCTGCAACGCCCCGAACGCCGCAGGCGATGTATCGACATGCTGATAGTCCTGCGGCGGCGTCAGGGTCGGCGTCGTCTCCGGGTATGGCGTGAAAAGCGTCCTCGCCATCTAGTACAGACCCCCGGTTCCTTCCGCCGCCGGGCCTGCCGGGTTCGGGTTCTGCCACGAGAGCCACTTGCTTGCGAGACTCCCGGCGCCGGATAGGAGCGTCCCGCTCGCGGATATCGCCCCGGCAACCGGAGCCTGTGCGGCGATGTTCTGCTCGATGCCGGCCTGCGCCCCGAAATTGCTTTCCTGCACCCGATAGCCGTAAATATTGAGTGCGGTGTTCTGCGCGGTGTTTTGGGTGTTCAACTGCCCAAGTTCAGCCTCTGACCGGCGTACCGCAAGCGGCGATCCGCTGTTGATATCCACTCCGCTCGCTCCCGCAGCGGCGGTGATGTCGGCAAGCTCGCTGCGCTGTTTCAACTGTGCGGCAGTCGTCGTGGCAGCACCCGCTTGGCTCGCGTACTGCGCATTGCGAGCGGCGGTGATCTGGTTGTTCCGAGCGACCTGCGCCTGATAGGCCGCGTTTTTTGCCGTGGCATTGGCCGAGTTGATCGCACCGATCGCCGAAATGCCGGTGCCGATGCCAGAGGCCGCAAGGGCGAGTACCTCAAGGCCCATCTTAGTGCCGCCTCAACTCGATCATCGAATAGGCGATGCCGTGCGGCGGGATTGCCTGCGGTTCGCCAACCGAAAATCCCATCATCGCAAAAAACCTCAGCGCGCTCGTATAGTCCGAACGTACTGAGCTTACGATCTTTTTGCGGAAATCAAGACGGGAATATGCCCATGACCGGGCATGCCGGAAGAATGCGAGCGGCGCAAGCTCAACGGCATCCGTGGTAAAGAGCCACGCCGAGCCGATGGGATTGAGCATCGTCCCGCAGTCACCCCATGCCGCAGCGATCCGCCAGCCGGCGCCGTCGCGTATCTCGGCAATCTGCGGATCGGGCGAGCGCCGCCAGAGGTCGAACAGCGCGTGCCGGGGCACCATCCCTGCGCCCTCGATCTCGCTGCGATCGGCGGCACGCATCGCTGGCACCAGCGCCCGAAGATCGGCCAGCCGACAATCGCGGATGACATAGGGTGACATCATGTCGCCCGTCTCTGCGGCCCGCGCGGTGGAGGCTGTTGCCGCGGCGAAATCCCGGCTTCCGGAAGATCGCCCGGAACATCATTGACCACAAAGGCCGTTACGTTGAGCGGAAGCGGAAGCGGCTGTTGCAGGGCAAGCTGGCCCGGCTTGCGCCATGTGGCAATGACATTGGAATAGACATCGCCTGTCGTCAGCGGCTGTACGGTCTGTCCCGCTGCCGTCTGGTAGGGCGGGCTTGGTGATGTCTGTCCTGGCGGGGTTGGCCGCATCTTCTGTCCCAATGCCCATGGGGGCGCGATTTCCATCGGGTCAAGCGAGCTTCCGTCCGGCTGGTTGATCGACACGAACGGCCATCCCGATGCCGCGAGCCGCGCCGATGCGTTGTTGATGACCTTGCGCCGCGTCTGCACCGTTGGCTGTCCTTCGTCCAGATAAAGCGATTGCACTTGCGGGGTAAAGGCGAGACCGATTGTGACGAGGCTCGCTTCGAACGGCAACGTCAGCGATCCGGTACTGCTCACGATGTAGGGGCCGGGGAAATTAGGATTGGCGGCCGCGCCGCCGCCGATCGGGATACCATCGAGCAGCCCGACGACCCGCTTATTGGCGAGATGCGACAGCCCCGTCACGACGGTGACCTGCGGAAGCATCGACCATTGACCCGCAGGAATGGGGAGCGGCGTTCCGAGGGGATCATTGGGGATGAGCGCGGTCAGCGGCTTCGTCCACGTGCCGGTGACCAACTGGCTTGTCGAATAGGCGGTTATCGTGAGGATGCCGCCGCCGGCCCGGATGATGTCGCCGACATTGGCGGGCGCGAAATTCGCCTGTGATGACTGCACCGTGATGAGCGAGCCCGTCGCCGCCGATACCGTCAGAATGCCGCTGGGATAGGCAGCGGCCGTCAGCGTCGAGAGACCGCAGTCGACGCACCATGTCGTCTCGACATCGTTCCAGATGCGGTTGTCCATCCGCTCGGCGAAATAGAGCCACCGGCTTTGAACGAAACGCTGCACTATCATGTAGAGCGCATCGACGGGCGGCTCGGTGACGGTACAGACACCCTGCACCACGCCCTGCGTATCGTGCCGCGTCCAGCCGACAACCTCCTGCTCTTTGAGCCAGGTCAGCGACAGGAACGCTCCGTCTCCGCGCACCGCCCAAAGGATCTTGTACGGCTGAAGACACCACGCATTTTGCCTGATCGTCTGGCCGAGGAAGAAATGCGCCGATGTCCACGAGATGTCGACGACGGTGAAGCTGTTGAAATAGATCGTGTAGTTCAGTTCGTAATAGAATTGGCCGGTCGACGACAGATAGAGGATATCATTGTTGACCTTGGTCGGCATGCACACCGCATCGGCGCCGTTGACCGCCTGCGGCGTTGCTTCGAGCGAGGACGGCGTGATAGGCACCGGCGCAAATGCGCTTCCGCCCGTTCCCGTGACCTGCCAAGCCCCGTTGCCGGTGAGAATGACGAGACCGCCCAGCGTCGGCAAAAGCCACTGGATGCCGTCGACTGTCTGGCTGAAAGGCGATGCCGTGATCGCATCATCGGCGACCGGGGGGTTAGAGGAGTCGAAATCGGTGAAGTTCTCCGACTGCGAGGTAAAGAACGTGTCGGGCTGGTTGCGGGTGTTGGCGTAAATCCGGCGCGTTTGAAAATACGCGGTCACGCCGGGATAGGTGCCGCTCTGCGGCCCGACGTTGAGAGCGCCGGTGACGCTGGTACCGGTGCCCGAGACCGAAAGAGTATCGGCCGAGGTATAGTTCATCCCCGGATCGAGCACGATGATGGCGACGATGGAACCGTCGACGATCACGCATTCTCCGATCCAACCCGAGCCTGTTCCCGACGTGATTGATGCGGTTGCCGTCGTCCAATCGTTGCTGCTGGCGGTGATACGGACGCTTTGCACCTGGCCGGGTGCGAAGGGGTCGATGTGCAGCGGCGGGGTTGTCGAGGCGTCGGTTACCGTGTTGGTGTCGACGAGCTGCGTCCCGTAAGACAGCCCGACAAAGAAGAACTGCGCCCCCGCCGGAACCGGAAGCGCCACGGTCGTGCTCCCTCCGGTATTATATGCTGGCGCCGTCCGGTAGACATTATAGGCGACCGGATTGTTCCAGTTTATCGAGTTCCATTGGAGCGTGATCGATCCCGCCGTCACGCTCATGTCGACGGTGTTGACGACATCGGCGCGCGCGCTAGCGATGCTCTGCTGCCCCGTCACGAGGTCGACCGCCGTCACGACATAGGCATAGGCGCAGGGTTGCGTCGGCGGGCTTGCGCCGCTATCCGGATTGTTCGATGCCGTGGCGGTGAGGCCCGTAGGAGCCGGGACTACCGCGCCGATCGCAAGCGGCGCGATCGTCCAATTGGTCGCCCCGAAACGCTTCAGTTCCTGCGGCGGGTATTCTGTTCCCGTCGAGATATTGACGCAGGTCAGCGACATCGTGTCGGTGTCCTGCGTGTATTTCAGATAGGGAAGATCGGCGGCGGCGTATGGGGTCGTCAGCGTGTAGATGCGCGCGACGGTGCCGCCGCTGGTAAAGACGCCGTAGCTCGTCGAGTCGATGGCATTGCCATCAAGATCGGTCAGACTGAAATTGACCCCGGAGACACCGGCAACGATGTAGGTGTTGCCGTTCAACTGCGTCATGCCGCCGACATTCCGGAAGAATACCCAATCGCCGTTGTTGAACGCCGCAGTGGCCCCGCTGGTCATCGTGAAGGTGGCCCCGAAACCACTTGCTCCGGTGGTCGATGCCTGCGAAACCGGGTTGCTCGGGAGGACCGAGTAAATGCCTGCGGTGGAGATCGCCAGCACGTTCGGACCGAAGATGCCGCCAACGAATGTTGCGCCCGTGCCAGTGCCAGAGCTCGACGCCTGGGTGAACGTGCCGCTGGAAGCGTTCGCGGTAAAGACGCCGCCATTGGTGAGCGTGATGCTGCGCACGCCGATCACGATATCCAATTGCGCGCCGGTGAGGCTTGCCCCCGTGACCGGTTCCGTCGCGGGCGTCGTCGGGTTGACCGTGTAGTCGCCGCCAACGAGGATGCCGAGGACTGCGGTTATCGCGCCGCCCGCAACGGTTACCGATGCCTGGAATTTTGTGCCGGTGCCCGTCGTGCCGGTGACCGTCTGCGTCCCGTTGGTGCCGCCAGTCCCTCCCGCGGCGACCGTAGCCGAAACGACCTTTGTGGTCTGCACCGTCACGAAGGCCGGCGTCGATTGGGTGCCGCCCGCCAGATGGATCGTGTCTCCAGGCGCGTAATTGCCGATCCCCGGATTATTGAGGAGCAGCGCGACCAGCGTCGTGTTCGTGACCGACAGAACCGCCGGCAACACATATACGCCGCCTGCGAGGGTGATGAGATCGCCGGGCGAATAGCTCGATAACACGCCGGCATTGTTGGGCGATGCCGCGCTGAAGCCGCTCGACGCGGCGGTGAGCATGATGGGATTGGCGTTGGTCGCCGAACTGACCGTCAGCGCCGGCTCCAGCGCATAAGCGCCGGCCGACTTCACGCGCATATAGTGCTCGCCGAATTCGAGTGCGTAACCCTGCGTGATCGAAAAATTGAACTGGATATCGCGCGGCGGCGGATTGGGATATTGCTGCTTGCAGCGGCCGACAAGCGCAGTGCCGGCGCGGGAGTACAAGCCTCCTTTGTAGTTTACGAAGACATTCCTTCCTGTGGCGACACCCGCCCGTACCCGTCCAAGATCGACATGACCCCACAATTCCGGGGTAATCTCACCGGCAGAAAAATTAGGCTGTATCGTCGGGATCGTCATCTGGTAATATCATCTCCAACGACAAATGAGGCTGTTATGAATGAGATGCTGAGAGCGGCGATTAGGGGTTAAATCTCCAGCGGGA